TTTTTTTTCCTTTTTTTTTTTTTTTTTTTTTTTTTGTTGTTTCTATAGATTTTTCTACTGGTTTTTCAGATTCTTCACTATCAAATGGCCAAAAAAATCCTCCAGTTTGAACACCTGAATGATTAGGCATTGGTCCCAAATCCGTATGAGGAAAACTAACCGCATTTGTATTGTCACAAGCATGTGCTCCAGGGACTAATTCTGTACTTCCTGGACTGTAATATCTTCCAGAATTATTACCAAAATATTCACTTGGTAAAGTAACTCTACCACCTTTTTGGTTTTGTTTATTTGTTTTTTTTTTATGATTTTGATTATTTTTTCTATTTTGTACTATATTAGGTTTTTTTGAATTACCTACAATATAATTATATATGGATTGTAAATAATCTCCTCCAGTTTGAACACCTGAATGATTTGGCATTGGTCCCAAATCAGTATAAGGAAAACTAACCGCATTTGTATTACCACAAGCATGTGCTCCAGGGACTAATTCTGTACTTCCTGTACTGTAGTATCTTCCAGAATTTTGTCCAAAATATTCACTAGGTAAAACTATTTTTCCGCCTTTTTGTTTATACATTTATAATATATATAAATATTATTATTTTTTTTTTTATATTTTTTTTTTGTGTATTATACTATAATCCATTTACCGTAATTAATATCATCATTTTGATATATATTATATTTACTTATTTCATCTAATTCTTTTTCAATTATTAACGCTAATCTTCTGTTTATTAATTGAAAATCTATATTTTTAAATATGTTTTTTTTTTTGTAAATTTTTTTTCCTCTAATATCTTTCCATTCCGTATTCATATTTTGTTTTATTTTATTATTCGTAATCTTTAAATGATTAAAAGATTACATTATCTTTAGTATTTTTCTAATTACCATATTATACTTAAATAGAATATTATATACATATATAATATGATACCTATTATTCTAAAAAATTATGATTTAGATAAAATAATATTTAAAAAACCCGAAAAAATATCAGATAAAATTACCATTTTTAATATTAAATATAATGATCATGATTTTTTAATACAAACTCCTAAATTTTTTATACCTGATATTCCTACTATTTATTGTCATCAAAATCGTAATTTTTGTAATTTAAAAATAGTTGCTCATAATTATAAATTTGAAAATAATACTAAAAATTTTGTAAAAAAAATAAGTGAATTAGATTCATATATAATTAACAAACAAGAATATTTCTATGAAAAAATAAAAAAAAAGACACCTGAAAATATTAAATTTATTAACTCATTTTATATAAATAAAACTAATACAAAAGTTAATTTCTATTTTGGAATACAAATTGAAAAAAATAATCCTATAATAAGTATATATGATTGGAAAAAAATAAAAAAAAATATTGATTACATTATTCCTAATTCATATGGTTATTCAATTTTGTGGTTACAAAATATATGGATCAAATCTAATAAAATTGGAATTAATTGGACAATAATACAAATGAAAATATATTATCCTATACTAAAAATTGATGAATGTCTGATAGAAGATGAAGAATATTTTGATTCAATAGATAAAGAAAAAAATAAAATAATGTTCAAAGATCATGATATATATTCTAAATATTTTAAAATGAAAAGATTTAAAGTTCCTATTGAAAGTATTAAACATAAATTATCTCTTGAAAATTTAAATCCTAATATCATTATGAAAAATGAAAATGACTATGTTGACGAAGAGATAAATTCCACAAATTTATCTGAGTCTCTATCTAATCAAATTCAGCTTAAAGATCATCATATATTCGCAAAATTTTTCAAAATGAAAAAATATCAAATACCTATTGAAAATATTAAACATAAAATGATGTTAGAAAATTTAGATCCAAATATTATTCTAAAAGATGAAAATGAATATTATCAAACTAATATATTATCTAATAAAATTTTCTTAAATGACTTACAAAACGTTAAACTTAATTCTTCTGTTAATAATGTTAAAAAAAATCAAAATATAAATAATACTAATACTAATAGTAATAATTTAAAAAAACCGCCCTCATTATCCGATATTTTATCTAGTAAACGATCTTTTAAAAAATTAAATCTTAATTTATGGTAATTTATACCCAATAAATCATTTTATTATTTGTATTATTTGTATTATTATTTTTTGGATACATATCATTCAATAAAATTCCTCCAAAAAAACCTGTTGATAGCATCAATCCAGGAAATAATAGACACATTATACACATATTTATAAGTATATATATATATATACTTTATTTTTCAAATAAATACAATCTATTTATTTATTTATTTCATAAAAAATAAAATATATTTATATAGTTATTAATATTATTTATTTATTTCATAAAAAATAAAATATATTTATATAGTTATTAATATGTATAATTATAACTATATAATAAATCCGATAGATAAGCAAAAAGTTGATATTAAAAGTAAATTAGGAAAAGAAATACTTCAAAATTATCTAAAATTTTATGATATAGGAAGTAAATCTACAGTCTTCGAAAATAATAAACCCATCTCTACTTTAGAAACAATTAATGAAGAACCTACATCATATATTTCTGATTCAGAAAAACTCTGTTTAATAAAAGGAGTTCAAATTTGTAAAGATATAGCTCCATTATTCAAATCACCATTTAATATTTTAAATTATATATCACATGATGAAAATGGTGAGCTCGATAATATTAATTTTGATAAAAAACTTTATATAAAAATAGATACAAAGCATAGTGGTTTAACAGGTTCATATGGAGGTATTGTAGATTATATATTCGAAAATGAAAAAACGAATGATCAAATTAGAATTTCTGAAAAAATAATGCGATCACATCTGCGTTCATCTGGTCATTCTTTAGATGAACTCCAAATATTAAAAAAATATCCCAATCTAAATGAAATATGTCCACATATCATTCCTATAAAAATATTAGATAACAGGATATATATGTTAAGAGGAAATGGTGATTTAAATGATCTAATCAAAAATTCAGAAATAAAATTACATGCAGGTATCGCTCATCAAATTGTAAATTGTATAAAAAAAACATTATTATGTTTATTACAACACGATATCTATTATTTTGATTTAAAACCTGGTAATATAATTTATCAATGTTTTGATGACAAAATGTATGTTTGGCTAGTAGATTTAGGTTCAATGTTACCTGATAAATATGGATATTATGTAGCTACTTATCCTCATCCAGTTATTAATTGTCTCCGAAAAAGAACTAATATGCATGAAGCCGGAATAATTACTAAAGAAGTATATGGTTTTCATCTATCTCGAGAAAAAAAACACGAACAAATAAAGGATATATATGCTTATCAACTATCACAATTATTTTTTAATTTATTAAGTTTAAATAGAAGTTTTACTTATAAATATATTACTAAAGAAAAACCCTTAGTACTTCGTGCTAAATTGAAATCAGTAGTGGAAAAGGTTGAGAATAGTGGCTATAAATATAGATTAATAAAGAATTATACTGGTGTATTTAAAGAAATTATTAATGGCATTAAAGTAATGTTTGGCCCTGCTCCCAGAGAATATCCCCCTCTTCCTTGGCATGAAGAGTTTTGGCTATAATAATTTAATATTTATTTATAGCAAAAAATGAAACCCCAACCTAAATTTTTATTCTCAAACCATTCTAATTTATCATTCCATAGTATTTTTTGTTTCTCATACATTAATTCGTTAAACTTACTTAAATAATATTTTTTATTATTATTTAAATTTTCTAAATCTTCTTCTATATTTTTAATCAAAATTGATATATTATCTTTTGTTTTAATTTTAAAAAAATTATTTTTATCTAACATTCCTGCTATACTAAATATGCTATTTAATTTATAATTTTTTTTTTTACAATATTTCAAAAAATTTTCTTGTAAATTAACAGATTGACCTGAACAATATTCTATCATTGTTAAACACCCTTCTACATTTAATATTTTATAATATAAGCTAATTAAAATTTCTTTATCATCAAGATTAATTAAACTATTATGAGTTATTATTAAATCATATTCATTTTCATAGTTTTTATAATGATTTATAAAATTATTTAAACTATTTATATATTCTATTTTATTAGATTTAATTTTATTGCATATTGATAAATTTAAATCTACACAAGTTAGATAACAATCATTATAATTTTTATTTATATAATTAATAATATATTCTATATTATTACCTATTAATAATATTTTTTTATATTTATCTTTTAAATAATTTAATAATAACTCTTTTATATATAAATAATTTGTATCAAAATATTTTACATTAAATATATAGTCACAATAATAATTAGTGATTTCATCTTCCATTTGAATACTATTCATTCTATATATAAAAATTATATTAGTTAAATAACTTTAAGTATTCTGATAGTATTATTAATTTATGATAAATATTCTAAAATATTTTTATAAATAGAATCATCAGACTTAAATTTTATATCATAATCTAATTTTTCAATATTTATTTCGGAATTATGATGTCTTCTATTTATATGATTTATATAATCATTCCCATATTTTTCTTTTAATCTATTTATTTGAGTACTTTCATCTATTTCTAAAGCAATTATTAAAAAATTATGTTTTTTTAAATAAGATAATTCATTAAGAAATCTTAAATCATCAATTATTACATTATTTAAGTTATCATCATTAATTTTTTTTATTACATATTTTACCCATATATCATTATCTATATCTTTCATTCTATCTGCTATATTTTGTAAAAGTTCTCTATTTTTATATTCTATACTAAACAAATCTGAAGCAATTTCTTTTACTTTTCCTGCAAATGAAATCTTTACTAGATTAAATTTTTTACTTAATAAATCTGCTAGATATGTTTTTCCTGAACCCATTTTTCCACATATTGCAATTCGCATTTATTTTAATAAAAATAAATCTTTAAATTTAAATCAAATTATTATTATTTTTTATATCTAACATTGGATGAATTCCATAATTACTTAAATTAGGATATCTCATAAAACTATCTTATCTAATATATTTTCAATATTATAAACCTGGCTTTCATTATAATTAATAATTATTTTTTTCCATTATCTATACTTAATTTATTACTTGTTAATAATTAATAAATAGAATTATTAACAAAAAAAAATCTATATTATAATTATAGATTATGAATAAATTATCAAAAGCTGATAAAATGCAGATTAAATTAATGTCTGAATTAGAGGAATCAAAATATACATATAAACAAGTAAAAAAAATTTGGAATAATTATGAAATTGATCCAACTAAAAAACAAAAAAAATCTGATAAGATACTTGATAAATTATTTGATTTAGCATGTCAAAAACATCCAGCAGAAATGGGTATGGTTGGATATGAATTTAAAAATGAAGAAGAAATGATTACAGCAATTAATAAAAAAAATCTTACTATTGAGGGTATTCCTAAAAAAAACATAAAACAAACCGGTGGTATGAATTATTATAAACTTTTTAATAAAATTATTACAGAACCATGTAACGGACCACATTGTACTATTCCTGTAAAACCGGAGGTTTCTAATATGATCAATAATAATTTAAAATCCGCAAATCCACCTACAGAAGCATTAACGCAATATCCTGGAACTGATCGAATTGGAAATAATTCAATTGAGATGCCTGGAGTTTCTAATTATATTGGTACTCCTTTGAATAATGGTTCATTCAATATCAAATGTACTGGACAAAAGGGTGGTGTATTAATTTCGGAACCTTGTCGTGGCCCTCATTGTGCAATTCCTGTTGAACCTACTACTTCTAATATGATAAATAATAATCTAAAATCTGCTAATCCTCCTTTAGATGCTTTTACACAATATCCAGGTACTAATAGACTAGGCAATAATACTGATTCAATGCCAGGAATTAGTGATTATGTCGGTACACCTCTTAATCATGGACCATTTAATATTAAATGTACTGGACAAAAAGCTGGTGCTACTGGTGATACAAAACCAACATTTGATAGTGTATATAATAGTAATAAGCATAAAGATAAAACTTTCAACATTGATCTAGATAAAGCTGATAAAGTAATGTCTATTAATTCTCCTTATAAAACTACATTTCAAGAAGATTTTGACAATTTAGTCTTATTAACAGAATACATTATTGAAGGATTAGAATATACTCCAGCCCCATTAGGGATTGACAATTCTAATGGTTTTAAGTTTGAAGCATTAGTCAATGATTTTATTGATAATTGGGATGAATTTGATCCAAATTATCATAATTTAATACCTAAATTAGAATACTATTTAGACTTATTGATAGAAGAAAAAATTTTACTTGAATTTGAACCATTTATGCCGAATGGAGGAGGATTTAATGATCTATTTTCAGGAGATAATCAAGGTACATTTTTCTCACAACAGAAACCATTTAAAACAATAGGTGGAGGGTTTACAGGTATCTCTTCTGGTGATAATCAAGGTACTTTTTATTCTAATATTACATGTCCTAAATCTGGTATAAATTATAATATTTCTAGTAAAATGGGTATTAATATACTTAAAAATTATATACTAACACTAAAAGGAGGTTCTCCTTGGGTGACAGACCAGTCTTCAAGAGCTTTTGAAATTATGGGAAAAGTATTAAAAGAAATACTTCATAAATGTAACAATGATAATGCTAAAAAAACCTTATATCAAGATATTAAGAGTATTTCAGAATCTACTGATCTAGATGAGCAATTATATGAATATTGTATTGATAAATTTAATGATGAATTAGTTGATTATAACTTACGTTTTAATGGAGATATTAGAATGGTAATACAAGATGATAATAATTTTGAAATTTTTGAAAAAATAGAAAAAAATTTAGAATCACTAACAGGAGGGTCCTTAAATCTAACAAATTTAAAACAGAGTGGTGGTACGCAGGCTGATAAAACTAAAAAAAGTACGAATACCATTCTCAATGAGCGTTCTGATACTGATTTGTATATAAAAAATCCCTGGAATATATACATTAATCCAAACACATTTGAATGGGTCGCATACAATCTAGGAAAAAATAAGAATCTTGTGTGGGGTTTTGCCGATGATTTTGATTATCCTATTATTCAATACGGATGTGATTATGAAATACAAGATCAAGCATTTTTTATACTTGATTTAATCAAAATATTAACAAAACGTAATATATACCTAGCAGGAACTTTTACCAGAACAAATATAGGGATGGCAGATATTCGTAGAATGATTATGTCAATAATTGCACCTCAACTTGAAAAAAACAACCTATATGAAGAAACGTGGTTTACTGCGAATAAAGACATTTTAAAAATAGATCACTATGAAAATGTATTTTACATATTTAATCAGATAATTTCAAATACAATTTCTGAAATAGAACAGCTTGCAGCGGATTCCAAAAACAATTTCATGGGAGATCGAGCGGACGAAATATGGCATAGAATGATTTTGGACTGGAAAAACGACTTGAATCGAGAACTTGACGATTTTAATTCGAATACTGAAAGTGAATATGCAGATTGGTTAAAAATACGTAAAAAATTCGAAAAACTAATAATTGAATATCCTTTAATAAGGAATAGAGTGAAAAGTATGTTATCTTCTTATATAGATATTGAAATAGATTCGATAATGCAAAACAAAATAGATGTACCGAGCGAAATGAAAAAGGGAATTGAAAATTTTTATTTTAAAGAACAAGGAGATATTTATATAAACGCCCGTTCCCAAAAATTTGTAGACGAAATACATAATCTAATAACCCATTCAATATTTACTCAATCAAAGGGCGAACTTCCCAAATGTAAACAATTTATTGACTGTGTTGATCAAAATGTTGAAGTCGATGATGTATGTACTTTATATGGTAACACAATTGATGATGAAGAAATCCTCTTCGACACAATGAAATTTATAAATACAAAAGAAGAAGAAAGAAGACCGGCTAAACAAAACAAAATACTTGATTCTTTGCTTTAAAATTTCACATAAAATTAAAACAATAGGTGGAGGGTTTACAGGTAAATTAAATTCAAGTTTTAAAGGAAATATAGAACCATTAATTCAGTTACCTAATGTCTCTAAACAAGATTATTTAACTTTTAATCAAAAGATTATACACCAGTCTAAAAATTTAGAAGCAATGGGTAAATTTCCGGAAGGTGATGAATTAGAATGTCCATATGATTGCGCTTGCGCAACTCGAGTGAATGAATTAAAACCATCAAAATGTATAGTGAGTTAATTTCTTTAGTGAATTCTATTTAGATTAAAAGTATTTAATAAATTATTTTTTTGTATGAAAATATAGAAGCTATTAAATTTTACCAAGTGTATCTATATAAAAATATAATATATTCTATTGTTATTAATATATAATATTATATTATATACTAATAATAATGAATCCAATATATAGAAAATCATTAATATCTAATAATATTATAGGTGGTAATCCAAGAAGACCACATTTAAGACCAGGACAACATGAATATTGTGAATGTCGCTATAATGACGATACAGGTACATGTGATTATATTAATCCAGAAACTGAGGATTTTTATGATGGTGAACCTTGCGAATGTCGCCCTAATCCCACTGATACTGAATCAGAATGCTCATGCATAAAAGATTTTGCTAGTAGTGATGGCACTGTAGGTGATCCTCATTGTTATACATGCAGATATGGAGACGAAAGAGCTGGTGCAATATGCGTATGCGAACCAGTTATTCCTATACCTCCACCACCTCCGCCTCCTCCACCTCCAGCACCGGGAAAGCATCATCCTCATCGTCCTGGTACATTTAATAGACGTATAAGAAGAGGAAATACTACTAGTAAAATAGGAGGGTTTATAAATCAAGGTAATTTAACCACTAATGAAAAAATAGAACTAGATTTAATTAAAAATTTAAAAGAATGTAAAATGTCAGATAAGAAATTAAAAAAATTATGGTTAAATTACGGTGATAATTTTACTGAAGAAGATAAAAAAATAGACTATCTTTATGATTTGGCATGTAAAAAAAATCCAAAAGAAATGGGTATGAAAGGTTTTGAATATGAAAAAGGAGAATTATTAAATAATCATTACTTTAATATTAAATCTCCTTTAAATAACAAAAATATAAGTATATATAGTAAAGAAGGTAAATTCATTTTAAAAAAATATTTACAACAATTAAAAACTAATTGATATGTTAAAATTATCACTATAAAATATAATAATATTAACATATTAAAATAAATGCTTAGCGTAGAAAATCTAAAAGAAGAAGTTTATAAATTATATAATCCAAATACTAAATTATCATTGGATGAATATAATAATTTAATAAGTTTATGTGTTAATAATTTTGAGATGTCAGCTGTTATATTTATTTATGATCATATGAAAGATAATAAAATCGTTCCTTCTACAGAAACATACAATTTAATAGATAAATTACATAGTAAAACTATACAAGAATCAAATGAAATTTATATTAAAAATCAAGATATAGGTAAACTTAAACCTCGTAGAAGAATACATAAAATAATGAAAGGATATAATTATTCTGATAATTATAATAAAGCCTTAGTTAATGTTGATAAAGTAAAAAATTATATAGAAATAAATCCTACAGTTATTGAATATCCTAGAATAAAATTAGCAAAAGATATATCTAAAAATTGTTCTATATCATTTGATGATGCAAGATATATTATTACTAATTTAAAAAAGACGAAATACTTTTCAGAAAAAAAAAAATATATTGCACCTATAAAAATAGATGATTTTTCAAAAATTCTAGAAATAAATAAAAAAAGTAGTACTCCTAAACAAACAAGTATAACAAATTTTTTTCAAAAAAAAAATTAATTCATTCATTTGGAAAATATTCAAGATAATTTTGTAAATAAGTTTTATAAAATTGTTCTGCCGAATCTCGACCTTGTTCAAAACCTATTTGAATAGTTTCTGGTGTAAAATCTGTAAATAAGCATGTCATAGGATTAATAATAGGTATACAAATTCCCTTTTCAATGTAATCTACAATTTTTTTAGAATTTATTGAATTAAATCTAGCAATATCAATCAATGTTACTAAAAAATATATCAAATTTGTGCAATTAGGTTTTTCGAAATTTACTACTTCTTGATCAAATCCAACTATAATTACTAAATCTGCTCCAGAATCATTAACATATTTAATTGGATATGTTTCCAATAAACTACCATCTGTATATATTTTATTATTAATTTCTATAGGATTTGATAAAACCCATGGTGAAGCAGATGCTGTTACAAACTCAAAAATATTGCTATTACTTCCATTTATATATTCTAATTTTGCTTCTAAAACATCAACAACTGGACATGAAAATTTATCTAATATCTCTTTATTTGTATTATTTTTTTTTTTTTCTAAATTATCTATTAACTTATTTTTCAATGTAGTATGATCATATATACCATTATTATAAAATCCATAATAAATATTAATAAAAGATGTATTAGACCAATTACCAAAAAAATCATTTATATTATTAATATTAAGCCAATTATTTTTTAATACTTCATATTCACCTAATAATGTTGTTACACCATTAATAGACCCTACTGATGTTCCGTCTATTCTATAAATTTCAAAAGAATTTTTATATTTAGTAAAAAGCTCATATAAAAATCCTGCTTGAAAGCTACCTCTAACACCACCACCCGGTAGTATAAAATGAATTGATTTTACCATAATAAATTAATATATATAATATCTATATATAGATATATTATTTGTTATGGATAAAAAAAAAAATTTGATATTTTTACTATCCATATTTAATAATATAATTATCACCAAATTTCCAGGTATGTTAACAGATGAACAAAAATTATATGATAAATTAATTGAAGAATTTTCGTTGAGTTCTTTACAGCACTGGAATATAGACACAATTGAAAAAATACACAATAATATAACTTGTATTTCTAAATCAAGAAATGAAGGAAATTATGTAGAGCCAATAACTTTTACTTCTAGTAGTGGTGGTGTTTTAGTAATAATATTTCCTAAATTTGTATTAAAAATTTTTACCAGTATTGATGTGCTAAAAAAGGTAACAAAATTGATAAATAGTGGAACTAATAGTGAGAATATGATAAACTTATATGATTCTGTAGAAAAAGATGATTTTTACGCTATAATAACAAATGTATTACACCTTTGAACATTTAAAACGCCGACTTTTTTAAATAAATTCAAAAAAATTGATTTAAAAAAATGAAAGTGAATATTTCATACTTTTCTGGTATAAAAAAAATGAAAGCAAATATTTCAGACCTTTCTGGTGTAAAAAATAATAATATAATATGTTCTATTGAAATTTCACCTAATAAAAAATGGGTAAGAAAACTAAAAGATAGAGATGGAAATGAAATAAATATATACAAACTTAAAGTAGAAAGATCACTGAATAGTGGAAATACTTGGATACTATGTTTATATCATTCAAACTCTAATGAACAAAAGCATATATTCTATTTAGATTATGACAAAATTAAAATTCGTTATTGGTAAAATATCTTGATTAGGTCGCCATTTTAAATGTTCAAAGGTGTAAAACCTTTAATTGATTGGAATGATGCTGGTCCACGTATTAATTATTATCTTAGTAATGAAGATGTAATAATTACTTTGTTATTACAAATTGGAAACGCATTAGATAGTTTACATATTAATGGATATAATCACGGAGACTGTACACTAGATAATATAGGAGTTTATAATAATAAATTTATGTTATTTGATTTTAATAGTGGATCTTTAAATGGTCTTCCATATTTTGATATTAGATCATTATTTAAGTCGATTATCTCCAAAGCTGAACTAAACGAATCAGCTTCATTCATAATATCATATTTAAAAGATAAATCAATAACTAATGGTAATGAACTAACTACTAATGTTATAGAATACTGTAATTTATATAATAAAGATATAGAAAATTTGAGACTATTAGTACCTAAATTAAAATAATCAAATTTATGGTATCATATCTCATAAAATATAAATTTATTAATTTCAAAATTAATATTTATGGTCTCGTAAAAAGTATATAAGACTGAGTTTTGGAGGTTCAAAAAACCCAAAAAAAGTTCACCTTCATTCTCGTTTTCGTTTTCAAATTTTTCAAAATTAAATTTCTCTCTCTGGGGTTTTTAAAATGTATGATAATCATAAATTTATTATGAATTTATTATGAATTATTATGATTTATTAATTTTTTTAATATTTAAAGAAATTATATGTATATATAATATAAATATGAAATATAATTGTAAAAGATGTGGATATAGTACTAATATTAAATGTAATTTAATAACACACTTTGAAAGGAAGAAACAATGTGAGCCTAAATTAGTAGATATTGATATTAAGACCTTGTTTCTGGAACTTAGTGGTAAAGGTGTTAAAATATGCGTTCCTGTCGTTGAGACTATCGTTCCAGTCGTTGACACGGTCGTTGAAGAAAAGAAGCCTCAATACATTTGTACAGGTTGTAAAAAAAAGTTTAAAAATAGTAAGAACTTAAACCAGCATATCTATAGATATGGATGTAAAAAGAAAGAAGAAGAAGTTATCAAAGAATCTAATAAAATAGCCGAATTAGAGGAAAAATTAGCTGAAAAAGACAAACTTTTAGAAGAAAAAGACATAATTATAGAAGAAAAATTAGCTGAAAAAGATGCTAAAATGGATTTTTTGGAAAAACAGATAGAAATACTAATGAAAAAAGCAGGAAATAATACAACTAATACAGATAACAGTATAAATACAGATAATAGTATTACAAATAATGACAATAAACAAATACAAATTAATATAAATGGTTTTGGAAAAGAAGATTTAAGTTACTTAACAGATAAATATTTTAGAGAATTATTTAATATACCATTTTCAGCTATAACAACCCTTGTAGAAGATATTCATTTTAATCCTAAAAAACCTCAGAATTGGAATGCTAAAATACAAGATGACAAGACCTCTAAAGCATTAATATATAATGCTGAAAAAAAAATGTGGGTTAAAAGAGAAAAGAAGGAGGTAATAAACGAAATGGTTGAAAAAAGTTATAATATGTTAGATGCTAATTATGAAATACAAAAAGAAGCAAAAACATTGGATGAAAAAGGAAAAAGAAAATTTGGAAATTTTATGAAAATTTATGATAAAGGTGATAAACAACTAGATAAACGGTATGAAACAGCTGTAAGAGAAAATTTAATGAATTATAAAGAATATCACATGCAGTAGATACAAAGTTTATATAATAAAATTACTTATAGTTTTTATTATATAAATAATAAATTTCAAATGCTTATTGCAGTTACAGTTAGTGTAAATTTTAGTGATATTTTAGAAATAACTATGAAACAAAATCTTAAATTTTTTGATAATTGGTACATTATTACTCAAGAAGATGATATAAAAACTATTAATTTAATAAAGAATATTGATAAAATAACAATTTTATACTATAATTTTCAAAATAGTGATGTTAAAGATAATATATCAATTTTTAACAAAGGAGGGGCAATAAATTATGCACAAAGTTTAATATATAAAAAATATAATAAATGTAAAATACTTATATTAGATTCTGACGTATATTTACCATATAATTTTAGTAAAATTATAGAAAGAGAAGAATTTCAAATTAACACATTATATAGATGTCTAATTAGACTAGATTATTTTAAATTAACAAATTTTTATAATAAGATTAATCCAAAATACTTTAAACATTCTGAAGAATCTTGTGGATACTTTCAATTATATTATATTGATCAAAAATTAGCAAACAATATATTATATTACTATGGACAATCCTATGATTGTTCTAAATGTGATGAGAAATTTAAAATACTGTTTAATAAGGATAAAACATTAGAAATTATTATATATCATTTTGGAAAAGCATTTATTCATTGGCAAGGTAGAAAAGATATATCAGATTTTAAAATCGATACAAAAATTTTATAATTATTTAAAAATTAACATTATAACAAATATAAATGTTAATTGCTATATCAGTCAGCACTAATTATAGTGATATTCTTGAAATTATTTTAAAGCAAAATATTAAATTTTTTGATCATTGGTACATTATTACTCAAAAGAACGATAAAAATACTATAAATCTTATAAAAAATATTGATAAAATAACAATATTATATTATAATTTTCAATCTAACAATAGTAATTTTGACAAAGGCGGGGCATTAAGATATGCACAATTAGAAATACATGAAAAATATGATAAATCAATAATTTTAATATTAGATTCAGACATTTATTTACCTTATAATTTTTCAGAGATAATCAATAATGAAATTTTTCAAACTAACACATTATATGGGAGTCTTGTAAGATTAGATTTTTATAAATTAAGTGACTTTTATAATAAAGAAAATTTTGGAATATATACTATTTCTGAGTGCTTTTGTGGTTATTTTCAAATGTATTATATTGATAAAAGTTCAGAAAATTGTAAACTATACTTATATGATATTTCAAAACATTGTGGATTATGTGACGATCTTTTTAAAAGACATTTTACAAAATTTAAGATATTAGAACTAGTAATGTATCATTTTGGATTAGCTAATACACATTGGAATGGTAGAATTAATAATACTGATTTTTTAATTGATAAATATTAAAGTTAAAATAAAAATAATATTATTTTTTTTTATTTTATAATGAAAGATATACCAAAAAAAATAATACTTATTTGGATACAAGGAATAGAATTTGTACCAGAATATATAATAAAAAAATGGAAAGATTTAAATGCAGGTTTTGAGATAGTTTTTTTTGATAATAATGAAATAATTAAATTTTTAAACAATAATTATTCAAAATGTATTCTTGATTTTTATAAAAATTTAAAATTTTATCGTTATAAATGTGATTTTTTTAGATATTGTTATTTATATTTAAATGGTGGTTATTATTTTGATATAGATACAGAACCAATAAATTCAATAGAAACAGTAATTGATGATATAAAATCGAACACAATATTAATAACAACATTATCTGGTGAATTTGAAGGACATATATCTCAAGGAATATTAATATCAGAGAAAAAAAACCCAATAATAGAGAAATGTATAGATACTATGATACATTTTGGATGTAATATTGGTATAGATCCGAAAGATGAATATCCATATTTTGGACATCCAACTAAATGTATGTATGACATAATTTTAAAATATACTAATAATAATACATTAAAAGAAGGTAATATAAAATATCATGAATCTAATATATTATTAGGAACAGAATTATATGATAAGGATAATCGTATTTTTACTAGAATAAATAATCAAAAATTTGGTTATTCAAGATATTCTAACTATACAAGAGAATATGGTTTTATAATAACTTAAAATATAAAACAAAGACATTATCCTTTACTCTTATTTGAAATTTATAATCTTCTAAATTAGATGAATTAACTTGTTTATATGGTATTAATAATTCTTTGGTAGGTTTATCTTTATATTCAGCTAATATTTTATCTTTATCATCAATAGGCTGTTGTAGATCATATTTAAATTCTATATTATCATATATTTTTTTACAATTATCTAATTCTTCTAATTGTAAAATATGAAATTTATGATAAAAAAGTATAATACCGATACTTAAAAAATAATTAACAATTTTAGAAAATTGTTGTTCAGAAATAGTATTTAGATCAACAGTATTATTTTCATTAGCATAATGGATTTTCATACCATGAGTAAAAATAGTTAATAATGTTTCAAATAATTCTCGTATATTTTCCATACCTTCAAAACTTATTTTGATAGAGTTAGGAGGTTTGGGTTCTGTATTAAATAAATTATCAATTAAATCGTTAATATCCATTTTTTTAATATAATTATTAAATATATATTGATATCAATATTTTAACGTTATATCAATATACATTTAAATAAAAAAAAAGTAATTATTTATTTTTTATTCGTAAATTATTGTTATATTTAAATGAGAATAATAATCCTAAATTTGCAATATTACATAATAAAAAACGAATAAACGCATTAAATAAAATGATAATAGTATTTGATTGTCTATAATAAGTATTTACTCTAAAATCAACTATTACAGTAACCAAAAATATATAAGGTAACATATCTAATAAACCATCAGTTATTGATAAATTAGAATCATATGATTTAACAATATGAATACTAACAAAAAATGAGATACATAGATTAATTAATCCTGTAGGCCATAATCCTAACATTTTACAATTGCAAGTAGTTAGTTTTGATAAAATTTTTTTTCTGAATACTAAAAAATATGTAACTTCTGATATTGTAATTAGTAAAAAATGTACAATGAACAATCCCATAACAGATTTAGAATAATCAAGTAGAGTCGTCATGAATTTTTTTTATAATTTTTAATAAGTATAAATTTTAAATAATTTTATAAAATACACATTTAATAAAGTGATTCTTAATAAATATATTATAAATGAAGTAATAATGAAATTAATTAATTATATTATATTAATATAATGAATAATATTACTAAAAGTAAAAAGATAGCTTCATTTTTAGAAATTATTATTATGTATAGTATATTTACATATATTTCTACAAAAACTTATAGTAAATATTTTTTAGAAGAAAGTCTATATAATAATTCACTTAAATCAAAAAAAAATGTTTATTTAACTAGTTTTTTAAGTAGTAAGTCTTCAGATAGTTTTTTAAATAGTTTGATTTATAAAAATATCAAAAATATTTTTAAACCTATATTAAATTATTTTTATTATATTACTGAAATATTTAATAAAATATTTGGTAATTTAGTTAAATCAATTGATAAAATAAGAAATTTAACCAAACCGATTAGATTATTTTTTAAAAATTCAGCAGAATTTTTTTATAGAAAAATAAATAAATTTATAATAGGTATTACCTATTCTCTTCATAAACTTAGAAATTCTATGAAAAGAACAGTTTCAGGATTTACAATGGTTCTTCATACAATTCAAACTTTAAATTTATCACTTCAAAGCATTATGAATTCTCCATTAGTTTCAGTTACAAAAAAATTTGTAGGTGCCATAGAATGGTTAGAAGGAGCATTTGATACTATTGGATTATGTTTCAGTGGAGAAACTATAATAGATACACCGTATGGAAATATTGCTATTAAAGATATTATTCCGGGATTAAGAATTTCAGAAAATAATTATGTTATATCTACATTTAAAATTTTAAATAATAATAGTAATATGTATAATATCAATAATATTCTAGTATCAGGATCACATTTAGTAAATTTAGATAATAAATGGTTAAGAGTAGAAGAGTGTAAAAATGCGATGAAGATTGATAGTAAAAATGATAAATATATCTATTGTCTGAATACTACACAAGGTATTATAGAAATAAATAATATTATTTTTAAAGATTTTTCAGAATCAGGTAATCTTAATATTAACTATTATATAAATAATATAATATTAAAAAATTTAAATGGAACTAATGAAATATTAAATATTAATAAACCAAATTATTTAGAACAAGGTATGCATTCTGATACTTTAATTAATATGGGAAATAATTTTAAATATATTAAAGATATTGAAATAGGTGATTATTTATATAATTCAAAGGTTGTAGGTATAGTAAAAATAAATTCTGAAAATTTAGAAGTTTATTGTTATCGAGATAAGTATATTTTTTCAGAAAATATAAAAGTAAATGAATATGATTTATGGATAAATGTAGCAGATTCTATGTATTCAAGGAAAATAGATAAATTAAAGGATTTTACTTGTGATATTTTGTATCATTTAATAGTTGATACAGGTAAATTATATTTAGAAGATCTTGAAATAACAGATTATTTGGAAAGTCATGATAAAATAATTAATGATAAAATTGATAATATTATAAAAAATTATAATAATAATATATCAGATTATTAGATATTAATAAAATAATATCTATAAATATTAATGTTAGAAATTATTTTTGATAATTGGAAAGATTTTTCAAAAATCTTTTTAATAACTATAATATTTCTTATAATTAATATTTATTTAATTATAACTAGCACAAAAAATTATATTATTGATAATTGGGGATATTTTAAGACTAAATCATGGATAGTTTTATTTAGTGGATTTATAAAAAAAGATGATGATAAAAATATTATGCAGACTACTTTACAAAATATTATATCATTTTTATGGAGTATTGTAAACAAATTATTAAGAATATTAATTAGACCATTTTATTCTGTAATGGATTTAATAGTTAATGTAATGAAATTATTAGTAGATAATATTAATAAATTAAGACAACAGTTTAAAATTATGAGAAACTTTTTTTTTAGAATAATAAAAAAAGTGTATGATAGAATTCAAAATAGTGTTGCTGCTATAACTATATATTTTTTAAGAATGAGAGAAGGTCTAAAACGTAATATTGGATTATTTAAATTATTATCATTAACAATAACGAATTCTTATTTTTTTCTTATTTCCATGGTTAATGGTCCTATAGCTAAAGTTGGTTGGTTCGCAGAAAAATTCGGTTTAGCTATGGCAGGATTTACTTTAGGATTTCCTGGTATAGCAATATGGCAAAATTTATGTTTTGACCCAGATACAGTAATAAAATTAAACAATAATTTATCAAAAAAAATTATAGATATAAATATTAATGATATATTAATAAATAATAATAAAATATTAGCAACGTGTATTTTTGATATAAATCAATATTTTGAACCTATATATGATTATAAAAATGTAATTGTTTCAGGTAATCATATTGTTAAAGAAAATAATAAATTTATAAGAATTAAAGACTCTAATCTTTCAAACTTAATAACTTATAAAAAAAATAAATTAGTTTGTTTAGTAACAGAATTAGGTTTAATAGAGATAAATAGTATATTATTTAAAGATTATTTAGATACACATAATAAATATATCAATCAAGATATACAAAGAATAGTAGAACAAAAGCTAAATAACGAAAATGAAAATTCTATATTTAATGAAAAAATGTTAAATTATGATAGAAATTCAGATTTATTGTCTGGGATAGCAGAAAATACATACATTTTTGATATAAAAAAAAATAAATATATAAAGATTTCAGATCTAAATATTGGTGATAAAATTAATGATACAAATATAATTGGTAGAATTAATATAAATAAAAAGTTTATTACTCCTTATTTGTACAAAAATGATGATAATTTATCAATAGTATTATCAGGAAATCAGTTAATTAAAGAAAATAATAAATGGATTAGAGCATCATTTTCTATCTATACAACAAAAATTAACTATAATAATACATTAGAAATTCCAAATTTTATTAATTTTGTCACAACTAATAATAAAATCTCAATTAATAATTTAGTATTAGCAGATTTTCTTGAAACTAAAGATTATATGACAAATCAAATTATTGATGAACTAATTGATCAAGATATTGCTCCTGAATATACAAGATATATATGATAATACCATCCTAAAAGAATACCAATTAAATATCCTATTATTACTTGTAATGGTGTATGACACCCACTTTCATAATATGTAGATAAATTTCCTACATAATCTCCACTTAATCTTCCTAATCCGGTAATAATAGATATAAATAATATACCAAATATTGATAATTTTCTATTTTTCCAATCATTTTCATTTCTAAATATTTTTCTTAATTTAAAACCTGCCCAAAAAGCAATTGCTTGTGTATGTCCAGAAGGCATTCCCATAGATTTTGCTAATATACCACTACAATCGGGAAAATCTTTACAATTTGTTGCTCCTAAAGGTCTACTAGTTATTAAATTATTTCCAAAAATATTTTTAATTAATTCTTTAAGGATTTGATTAGAATTATTATTTAATAGAATTCCAACAGATAATAGTAAAGATTCTCGATGGTTTTCAGATATACCATTTATAAATTCAAAAATAATTATCATAAAAGGTAAACATCTTAATATATCATTTAACATAATATTATTATTATTTTGATAGATAATAAATAATTTTAATAGATTAAATATATATAAATAATTTATATTATGAAATCTATTTTACAAATATCAGATAATTATAATTTAATTATTACTATAATTGTAGTTTTATTTGTTTATGGTTGTATTTATGCAAATATTTTAGGAGTAAACTTTAAAGAATATATTGATAATAACTGGGTTAGTTTAAAAAATAATATATTTATATTACCTTTTTCAGGATTTTTAGGAAAAGGTAAAGGAAAAAATATTTTTTCAAAAACAATTTATAATATTTATACTTTTTTTCATTCTATATTTAAAAATTTTATTAGTTTTTTTATAAAACCATTTGTATTTTTTTTTGAAATTGTATCTAAATTATTGAAGAACATTACTAATACATTACTAAAATTTAGAATAATGGCACAAGTTTTTCGTAATTTATTTCAACGTACTGTTGAAAAAACAGCAGATACTCTTTCTAATTCATATGCAGCAATAATTTATCTTCAAGAAAAACTTAAAGTAATAATAAAAAAACAATCAGCATTATTTGCCTTGTTTAATGAATATAATAAATCAATGAACTTTATTTTATACTCATTTATTAAAGGACCTATACCTAAATTTGCTGCGTGGATGCCTAAATATGCAACAATGATGATGGCATTTCTTGGTGCATGTGTAGCTTGTATAGTAGGAGGACCATTTACTAAAATAGTTACATGTCCAGTTTGTGCTGTATGTTTTGATGAGGATACATTAATTGATATGGAAGACAATTCCAATAAAAGAAAAATTAAAGATATATTTATAGGTTATAATATTAAAGAAGGTGGAAAAATTAAAGGTATAATAAATATTCAATCAAAAAATATTGATATGTACTCATATAATAATGTTTTAGTATCTGGAAGTCATCTTGTTTATGAAAATTCTATATGGAAAAGAGTTGAAAATTCAGATATTGGAAAAAAAATATTATACAACGATAATAAAAATTTAATATGTTTAATTACTGAAAATAATAAAATTTATTCAAATAATATAATTTTTAGTGATTATCAAGAAACGAATGATATTTCAATTAGATATAATATATCTAATATGATTTTAAATTATCTGAATTATAAAAATTTATCAAATAAAGCTAATTATTTACCGGATATGGGGGAAATTAATAATTATTCATATAATCTTGGTTTTTCAAAAAATACAATAATTCAAATTAATAAAAATAAATTCAAATATATACAAGATATTGATATTGGTGATAATATTTCAGATAATGTTGTTTTAGGTAGAGTTATATTAGATAGTAAAAATATAAAATTTTATAATTACAAAGGTATTATTTCTTCTGGTACACAACTAGTATATGAAAATGATATATGGATAGAAGTATATAAATCTAAATATTCTTATGAAGTAAATTTTAATGATATATATATTTATCATATTATTACTGATAAAAATATAATTAATATCAATGGTATATTATTTCGTGATTTTTGTGAAACACATGATAAAACAATAAATAATAATATTGATAAAATAGTAGAATCTCACCTAAATTCTTAAAAATTTATTTGTAATTAAGCAATATTTAATTCGTTAATTATAATAAGAAATAATATCCATAGATTAAAAGTTCCACAACCGAAATATCTTAAAATATCCATATTTTCATAAATTTTTTTTGAACATATATTTGTTAAAATATTTAAAGATTCGCTATTTATAGAATTCTTACTATTTTTTTTTACATAAATTTCTTGACAACCAAGATGTAAACATATTGATATTAATAAAAAAATAGTGACAAAATATATAAGAAATTTATGTTCTGATTTCAATCTTTTAAAATGAGAATATTTAAAATATACAATACCTAATATTAATAATACTATAACATCTTTGATATGATCATAATAATCACCAAATCGACTGGTCATGTTGTATTTTCTCGCAAAATTTCCATCTAAACAATCAAATGTATATGATAAGAAAAAAAGTAAACATGATGCTGTAAAATTTTGTGTATATAGGGAGTAACAAGATAATAAACCAAAAATTAATGAAAATGTAGTAAGAATATTAGGTGTAAATTTCAAACTTTTAAATAAAGGAAATAATTTTGTACCATATAATAAAATAAAATTATCAAAGGGATTTTCTAAATTTTCGGGAAATTTTCTACTAGAATCGTTCATTAAAATATAATATATATATAAAATAAAAATTATATATACATATAATATAAATAAAGTATTTTACTCTATTCATAAATATAGAGATTATGATCTATATCTAATAATCCCGCCGCAACAACATAGCCATGACCGAATGGTTTTTTTATATCATTAATTTTTTCCACTAATATTTCAAGATTAACTTCTAAAATATCAGGACTACAATCTTCTGAATAAGGTCCATCCTGGTCAATAACAATTATATTTAATCCATTATCAACAAATGATTTTAACTTTAAAAATTCAGATTTATCTTTAATTAAATTCCAATATTCAGGTACATATGCAAGTTTTCTAGATTCAATATAATTTAATTTTTTATCTCCAAATTGTTCCCATTGACAATAGAGAACTGGATTTAATTTAAAATCTGTTTTAGGATATTTTCTATAACCTTTTTTTTGATCTTTCCACCATTTAAGACGTTCTTCTCTAGAAATATGCTCTAATACTTTACCAGACTGATACCAATTTTCAAAACAGTAAAATGTATCTTTATAACTATGATTATTTGGAATATACATTGGACTAAATGTTTCTCTATATTTAATATTTTGTGATGTTACATTAAGTAATAAAACATTTTTTTCTCCTAATTGATTTATAATTTCTAATCTTTTTTCAGGCCATTTAACACCTCTTTTTACTGACATAATATATACTTTACCCTTTTTCATCTTTGATAATTGATTTCCTTTGAAAGTTATTTTTTTTTTCATTGAATATTTTTTTTCAATTTCTTGATTCATTATATCAAATTTTTCTTCTTGAGAAACTACTAATGACATATCTGTCAATTCTTTACCCAATATTTTTTTATAAATATTATCTCTAGTAATCATACTTATAATCTGGTGTTTCTCAAAAATACTTTCTAAATTATTAATAAAATCTTCATTTGTCCAATTAATAAAATTTAAAGATTCAAACAATTCCTTGGGAAAAAGATGTAAATAAGTATTATGATTAACATTAAATAAGAGTTTATATGGATTATTTTTTATCTCTATCAAAAAGGATTCTTCTGATCTAAACTCTTCTAAATCAATTCCTCCTACTAATTGTTGTAAAATATTGTCAACGTATAGCATATTATGAGGCCCAGTATCCCCTATTCCTAGAATATATCTTAAATATAGATGTTGTAAGATATGTTGTTTTAGTTTAGTATCTAATAATTTTTCTATTAATAATTGATTTTTAAATATATCCGATATTCTTATACCTATTACATTAGAATCTCTTTCAAAATATTGAAATTCTTTATAATTCCACTGATCTAATATCTTTTTTATTATTTTATTTCTATCAATTTCATTCATTATATTATTTGTAACAAATTTAGAAACTAAATAATATTGATTAATTTCGTCTATATATATATTATACCATGGTATTGCTGTTTTATAACTTGTGACAGAATCGAGAAATTGTAAAGCAATATTATATTTGATAGCATAAAGAATATCTTTATCAGTATTTTTATATGGTCCTTTAATAATAAGTCTATTATAAAAATCTATTCTATTAAATTTTTTATTTCTACCAGTTCTTTTTTGTATTAGAGGGAATTCATTTATATCTTTTGAATTAATATATTTTGTTGGAATCGAATATAATTCTAATAATGAGTCTATTGATTTCATTTTTTTAGAATTTTCTTCTAACATTTTCATATTAAGTAATTTTAAATCAATATTTTCATCATTTACTTTATTTTTAGGTAAATCGTCTGAACCTTGTATTGTTAATTTTCTTATAGAAGAGTCTTTATAACTACCTATAGCGTATTTTATTGTATAATATAGTTCTTCATAATCTGGTAATATAAACTTTTTATTAAATTTTTCTGGATCTATATAAAAACTTTTTTCCAAATCAATATATGATTGTAAATTTTTTTTTTTTCCAGTATGAATATCCAATATATATTCTTCAAAATATTCTCTATTTTTATTTGGATCAATATAAATAATAGGATTTTTATTGTATTCTGATAAAAGTATTTTGTAATTAGTTACAGAATAAGTGGGAATACTTTCAAAATCTAATTTATCCTTGTTTATAAGTAATGCTAATGCATGATATAGGTATAATGGTTTTTCTACATGATTCATAATTTTATAAAATTTATTTAGTGCAATTATACTTTTATTTAATTTAATATTAGATATAGATAGTTCATTCAAAATTTTCCATATAGATTTAAATAAATCATAAATATTTTTGAAATCAGGATCAAAGATTTGTTTTATCATTTCACCCAAACATCTAAATGTTTTATCTTGATCTTTATCAATAATAGATTTACTAAAATTTTCAATATCATAGTTATCTGATCGACTTCTTAAATCTAATTGTATGAATTTAGGATATATGGTGTCATTTATAAATGAATAATATTCTATCATATTATCATGATAAAATGGTGGTAATGTATACGCACTTTTTAAATAACTTAATAATCTAGCTTTTTTTGCATTACACAATATAAATATCATATTTATCAAATATTTTATCGAAATTTCTTGTTTTCTAGAGTTTTGCCAAGAAATATATAAATCATACATTATAATTGGAATTTCAACTTTATCATTAATATTTATTTCTTCAGACATTATCACAATTAATCTATTTATAAAATTAGTTCTAATACCAGATACTACTGTATGTAACCTTTTTAATGTATAATCATGACAAGTATTTGTTTGTTTTTTAAACAAATTTAATACATTTTCATCAGCAGTTTCTAATTCTAAGAATGTATTAACTTCTATAGCGCATTTAACAGCTTTTTCATATTCAGATCTTCTAATATACTTTTGTGTAGCACTCAATATCTTTGAAAAATCATATCCATTTTTAGTTTTTTTTACTCGAAATTCAGCTCTAAATTTAGAATAATCTCCAGATATAGTATTCATTATACTATTTTTATAAGTAGTATTTATATTTATATCAAATTTATTTGCTATTTCATTATTATTCAAAAAAAAAATTCTGAATCATCATTTTCACAATATCGATAGCATATATGTTCACCAGCATTTTTAGATGCTCTAATAATTTTACATACATTACCAGTTTTTAGATTTATATACTTAGCCATAGGATCAGAATATTGGATGTGAGGTAATTGATCTAAAGAATTTAATTTAAATTTATCAACAATCATTTTTTCTTGTATTTCATCTATTAATATATGTTTTGGAACTAAATTATGCTTAGATATATTAAATATAAGGTTTTTAATATGAAATATTTGTATATTTTCATTATTATTATCTAGTTCAATATGATCTTCATGTAATTTATCTCCATAACAAATTATAAAAACAATATTATCATTTTTTTTTAAATCATATTGTATATTTGCTACAGAAATTAATCTTTTTATTTCATTAATAGCAGCTTTCGAGCTACCTTGTATAGGTTTTTTTATAAAATTTTGTTTATTATTATTAATACTATAAACAAATTTTATAATAGTTTTAGTATCGAATAATCTAGAATTTTCACCTAAATAAGTAGAATATATATCTAATATGCCAGAATCATTATTAAAATATTGTTCAAGAGTTTTAAATATTGAGACAGGCATCATGTTAATGTCTCCTTTTTCTTCAATTCCATATTCTCGATCTGTTAACATTTCTATTACAGTTTTTCTAGCTAAATATAATTCTGAATTTAACATTATTATAATAAATAGATATAAAAAAATAATAATTTATACTAGTATAAATTATTATTATTTATTAATAATATTATTAATAAATAATAAATAATAAATAATAGAAAGGCATGGTTTGTAAATTATTTTTGTATTAATGAAATATATTCATATAAATATACTGAATCATAAATTTTATTAATCTTCAGTTCTACTAAAAATAGTTCATCGTGAAAAGAAAATGATTCAATATATTTTTCTGCATATTCAATAGATTTAAATAATTGTATAGGACATATTTTTTTTTCAACAATAGTATATATTATAAATATAGAATAACTGATACTAGGTAATGGATTATTAGACAAACTGTTACATTTATAGTATAGAGGATTATCTGTAGTTAAACATTTATTAAATGAAACTTCAGATAATTTTTCTATATTATCATAATTAATTTTAAAATAATGATTAATATATAAATTTTTCAAAAAATAATGAGTATCAATCAAGTTATCTGTTATTCCAACAATTTTTTCATAATTATCTTCTAAAGTAATAAGTAAACTATATGTATTAAAAACATCTAAATCATAATATTCTGTTTCAATATCTGAATCCTTAATTTCAATATTATTAGAATTATCTTGTAAAAATAATGTATTCCATATCATTTCTCCTAATGGATCTCGTTTTATTATTTTTTCGAATGTAATTTCTTCTTCATTATTTTCTTTTTTAGGTTGTTCAGTAACCATATTTATAATATTCTTTTAAGAAAATAAAATAACCTTTAAGTATATTTATTTTAATAACTATGTAATATATTAAATATTTAATTGAGGTTTAACTATTTCATCTACTAATTTAGATCCTACAGCAATTGAAGCATCATATTCAGCAATATCTTTATTATGTACTTTATATGCTTGATTGAGAAGAAATTTTAATCTATTACACGCAATCAAATCAAAATTTGATTCAGTATTATTTATTATTTTAGCAATAGCAGGAACTTTATTAAATTGTTCAGAATATTTATCATTTAATTCTATTAAATAATTTTTTCTATTGTTATACCAATTTGAATCTTTATCTTTTATATCGTATTCTAATTTATTTGTTAAATCTGTTAATTCTCTATAATCTGTATTATTTAATTCTTTCATATTATCTTATTAATTAATCAAGAATAAAAATTTATTTTTTAAACTAATATTTTATTTATTATATATATTTATTATGAAATCTGAAAATAACATATTTCCATTAAATCCAAAAATTGATGCGAAAGATCCTATAGGATCTTATAGTCCTGGCGATCAAATGAATATTAAATCAAACGAAAATATGAATGCACAACGTAAAATAATAGATTTTATAGAAGGTAAAAGAAATACTTTTTTAGGTGGAACAATATTAGGTAATTATGATTATATAAAAGATCCCTATTCAAATAAATTTTATTTAATTTATTCTAAAAATGGACAAAATATACTGAAAAAATATATAAATTCTATACATCATTTTTCTAAATAAATTAAAATAAATTTTATATAATATAAAATAAATTTTTTTCTACAGTTTAATTTAAATGGATTATAAATTATTTTCATCGTGTTTATCAATTTTATTTACTATTTTCTTTATAGCTCAAAATAGTATTGATTTTAACCCTATTCGATTTCATTGTAAAAATTATATTTTAAATTCTTACTTATATATTTTTCTTGCAATCGCAATTATAATTAGTACTGTTTTTTCAATGAATAATTTTAACATAGATGATGTAAATTTATTTACAGGATCTAGTAAATTTTTATTAATTCTAGTATCATTAATTCTATTAGTTTCTGTTATGACTATTAAGCCTAATTATTTTTTCACAAAACATATTTTATATATATTATGGATTATATTGTTAGGAATTTTTGTATATCCAATATATAGAAATAATAAATATTTATTCTATACTTCAAGTATAAGTACTTTAATAATTATTTTTGTTCTATCTATATTAGCATTTAAATATCCTAATTTTATAAAAGAATCATGGAACTTTTATTTATTTACTTTATTACTTGGTTTGTTTGTAGCAGTGATTACTGAAAATTTATTAAGAAATTATAATGTAGTTAAAACAAAAAAATATAATAAACTTTTATCTTATGGAACTATAATTTTATTTTCTTTTTTTATGCTTTATGATACAAAAATGTTAATTAAAAATTCAAAATTATGTGGGGTATCTTTAGAACCAGATTATATAAATCAATCAATTGATATTGTACTTAATTCTCTAAATATATTTACAGGAATAGTAAATATAAAAGAATAATAATAATATTATTTATAATATTATAAATAATATTATAAATAATATTATAAATAATATTAATTATGAATAATTTTGATAATATTATAGAAAATGAATGTTCTATTTGTTTTGAAGAAATTATTTCTGAAAAATCCATTTATGTTTTAGAATGTAATCATATATTTCATATACATTGTTTAAATAAATGGTATGATAGTCCACATAGTAACTATTTATGTCCATTATGTATGGTTAAAAGAGATATAATTCAAATAGAAGATTTTAATATTATAGAAAGTCATAAGGATAATAATTTAAATACCAATAATACTGATAATTCTCATATTATTAATAATATTTATGAAAATATTTTACAACCTCCTTTTATAGAAAATATTTATACACAAAACTCTATATATTTAAATAATTTACCTGAATTAGAATGTATTAGTACCACTAATAATTTAAGAAGAAAGAAAAAAAAAAAAAATAATAATTGTATAATAATTTAATTTATGTGACTACTATTTTCAATATTATTACATAAATTTTATTTATATCTTCAATATTTTATTTCATTCTACTTTGTTTTAGGATTTTTGATTTTACTATACATTTTTTTACATATATAAATATATATAATAATTTATTATATATTATAAAAAATATGAAAAATATAGCAATAATTGGATCGGGTGGTCATTCAAAAATAATTGTTGATTTAATTACTGAACTAAATATTTATAAAATAATTGGTTTTTACGATGATAATCCTAATTCAAAATTATATGATATAAAATATTTAGGTAAAATAAAAAATATAGATGAATCTATAGAAAATGTTATTATTGGAATAGGTAATGATACAATTAGAAAAAATATATATGAAGAAAATAAAAATCTTAATTGGTGTTCTTTGATACATCCAAAAAGTATAGTTTCAAAAAATGCCACAATTGAATGTGGTACTGTTATATGTGCCGGTGCTATTATACAAACAGAGGCAAAAATAGGTAAACATTGCATTGTTAATACAAATTGTAATATAGACCACGAAAGTATAATTGGAGATTTTACAAGCATATGTCCATCTTCTACAATTTGTGGACAAGTTAATATAGGCAATTTAACATTTATTGGTGCAAATTCGACAATAATACAAAAAATAAAAATAGGTAATAACTGTATAGTAGGGGCTGGTAGTGTAATAATTCATAATATAAATAGTAATTCTAAAATAGTAGGAAATCCAGGTAAAAAAATAATAATTGTATAATAATTTAATCTATGTCAGTACCATTTTTAATATAATACCAAGAATTAAGCTTCGCTTCTTTTTTCAATTCATCTATTGAAAAATCAACTGATAATTCTTGATTTTCATCTATATTTCCTTTATCCATATTTTTTTTTTTTTTTGGTACAAAAACTTCTGGATTAAAATTATTTATAATATTTGAAGTATTCTTAGAATTTTTATTTGATTCAGTATTATATATTTTTGAATGATATAATATAGTTTCACCACCACATCCATATTTAAAAACTACAATTTTTAATCCTTTCAGTTTTATATTTATTTCTAACATATTTGCTTGAGTATTATGTATAGTATTTAAGCAAAGCTTACTTTTTTTTTTATCTTCTATTTTTGATAATACTTTTTCAGAATAGATATCTATCCAATTATTTAAATCTAAAATTTTAAATCCAGTATTTGTTATTCCAATATATTGTTTATCATTTATTTTTGTAATCCATTGACCTTGTAAATCCTCTAAACATAAACGTAATTCCATATTTGAAACTTTTATATTTATATATTTATCTAATGTTATATAATAGGAGCTTGATGGAACCATACAATCTAGACCTTTTTGATTTTTTAATAGTATAATACTAAATCCATTAATATTAAAATTTGCGATAAAATGAGCAAAAATTCTACAATCAGTAGGAATAATTAACAAATCATCTTTAAATAATATATGAATAGATGATTTATCAATTATTAACATATCAACTTCTGGTGACAATTGATAAAATGATACTTTAATAACTGATTTCCAAAAATTAATTATATAATTAAAATCACTACTATAATATTTAAATTTAGAAATTAACTTATTTAAGTCCATTTTGTATGTTATTTATAATGATTATATACAAAATCAAATTTTAATTGTCTACTATTATATTAAATTCTACAATTAAATTTCCCCATTGTTGTGGATTAGTTTTTTTTATAGGCATACCTTTTGATTTTATAATAATTTTTTTTTTATCATAAATATTTCCATTTTCGGTAGAAATAATATGTTTTGTTCCGTCTAGTAATGGTATTGTAATATATACATTACTTAAAGATTGTTTATTTGTTAATTTACATTTCCATATAATATCATTATTTTCTCTAATAAAATTTGGATGTGGTTTTTCTTTTAAAATTAATATTATTTTACTATTATTTCTATTATATGTTATTTTTGTTCCTTCTTTCCAACCAGGTAAAATATTTAAGTCAAAAACCTCATTTACAATTTCTTTATCATTAATATGAACTTTTTTTTTTGTACCATAATATAGTTCTTCTAATGTAACATAAACATTAATAATTCTTTCTTTTTTTATATTTTTATTAGAAAAAATAAAATTTGAATTTTCAAAACGAAATTCATTAAAATTATTTGATTTAAAATTAGTATGATTAGGAAATGTAAAAGAATGTCTAGTAAAAGTATGAGGGTGAGTATAAAATGTAGGTTGATTATTTTTTTTTAAGCCTTCTTCTCCAAATTTATCATATATTTTTTTTTTTTCAGGATTACTTAATATATTATAGGCTTCAGTTACATCCTTAAATTTATTTTCAGCAAAACTTTTATCATCTTCTGATTTATTACATTTATCAGGATGCCATTTTAAAGCAGCCTTTTTATATGCATTTTTAATATCTTTTTCACTTAAATTATTATTTTTATTTAAATTAAGAATTTCATAATATTTATTATTATTCATTTATAAACAGAGTACTATTATTATAATATAAAATTTACAAAGAAAATAAACAAGAAGTTATTTTATATGATTCATTATTTATTATAATAATCTATATTATAATAAACATAACTTACATAAAAGAAGAGTTATTCATATAAATTATTACTGTACCATAATATAACACTATTTGTTATTACAACTTGTTTAATCCCTTTATAGGAATACTCTAGTAAATTATTATAGTCACCTATAGGAATTATATAATCTGATTGAACAACAGGGTTAAACAAGTCATCATATAAATACCATTGTTCTTTATGTTCATAATTGATAAATGTTACATAATGATTGTCATGCCATATAATAATTCCAATTAATGTCAGTGTACCATTTTCTAATGTAATATTTTTTTCAGGAATAATTCTTGTTTTAACAAATTCATTCTCTGTTTCTGATAATTTTAGTAATCTAGATAAATTAAAAAACACATTATTTGCATTGTTAATTTTATAATTGATACACTTTTTCTCTATCTTTATAGCATTTTCAGAATCTGAAACTGGAACAGAAAACTGAGTATCTATGTTTTTAACAAATAATTCACCGTCGTTTTTATATATATTATATCCTGGATCAGTATAATAAGAATCATCATTTAATTTCTGATCATCAATATAGTTACAAAAATAGGAAATAACATTTGACTTAAATTCTAATTCTTTAAGAGTAAAAATAGAAATTACGTGATTAATAGTATCGGTTGAAAAAGATTCTGTATCATTTTTAATATATTTATCATGGGAATCGGTTTTATTTTTATAATAATATGTTATTAATTCATTTTCATTATAATGAGATACAAAAAAAATTGAAAATAAAATAGATAAGAATTCTGTAGCATCATGTTGACGTCCATCTAATTGTTGAAAAAGTTTATCTTTACATTTTTTTAATTCAATTGATAGATGATTAATATCAATAATTTTATTATTTTTTAAATCACTATAAAATTGTTTAAATCCAGTAATTATATTATTATGTATTTCATAATTTTCATCAAAATTCTTTTTTTCATCACATATATATAATCTAATTTTATCTATTTCTTCTTTTTTTTCTAATTTTTTTTCTATAAACTCTTTTAATGTAAAATTACTTATATTTGGATAGTAAATAGGATATAATAACATTATTAAAAGACTATCAGCATAACAACTATTACTGTTCCAATCTAACCTTCCAAATTTTCTGAAATCATCTTTATTATATGATTCTATACTAGAAGTTGCAATTAAAATTCTAGATTTAGGAAGTTCAGTTTTTTTTGCAAAAACTAGTTTCTTTTTTTTTGATGGTTCCGGTTTTAAAGTACTATCTAATATTTCACTTGAATATAAATAATGAATATTTGATTTTTCAATATTTGAGTCTTTTATTACTGAAATACTATCATCTATGATAATAGGTTTTTTTAATTTACCTCCTAGATTATCCATATTAATATTATTTTTTGTTTTAATTGGAACAATTCCCATAATTTTATCAAGATTATATTTTCCATATTTATTTTTAATATTTGAATCTATTGAAATACGTTCTTTAATTTTATAAGATAAGGCAATCGGATTTAATTCTAATTTAGTTATAGGATCAATTGTAGATTCATCTAAACATTCTTGTAAAATATATCTTAGTTGATAAATATTCCATTGATATTCAATTAATTTATAATTATAAATATAATAATTATCATCACATATTTTTGTTATATTGTTAATTGTTAAAGTATTATAATTAAAATTAAACATTTAATATATAAAGAGGTTTTTTTATTTATTTTGGTTCGCTGAATAATATTATGATATAAAATAAAAAAATTGATATAAAGGATACATTTTCACATAATATGAATTAAATGATAAAACGAATTGAAATTATATTAGGATGTATGTTTTCAGGCAAATCAACAGAATTATTAAGACGATTAAGTAGATATCAAGCAATAAATATAGATACCTTACTTATAAATCATTTATTTGATACACGTACAGGTAATAGTATAAAGACACATGACAATTTAGAAAAAAAAGCTTTAAAAGTAAAAACATTAATGGAAATAGTAAATACAGATGAATATTTAAATAGTAATGTAATAGGTATAGATGAAGCTCAATTTTTTACAGATTTAAAAGAATTTGTTTTATATAGTGAAAAAAATAAAACTATAATTATAGCTGGTTTGGATGGAGACTCTAATAGAGAACCATTTGGAGAAATTTTAAATTGTATACCTTTATGTGATGAAGTTGTAAAATTAACAGCAATGGATATGATGAAAAACGATGGAACGAAAGCTATATTTTCTTTAAAAAAAAAAATTAAAAATGAATTAAATATATCTAATAAAAATATTGATATTGGATCTGAAGATAAATATTTAGCTGTATCAAGAGAAATTTTTTTACAAACAAAGGATAAAGAATAATTTAAAATATATTCTCATTAGTATTGAATTAAGAGATTATTAATAGGGTAAATTAGAAGTTTCATCAATATAATCTATTTCTTCTTCTGTACTTTCTCTATTTAAATAAGTATTTCGTTTTGGAAATCTATTAAATTTTTTTAAAATTTTTAAATGACCATTATTATGATATAATGCTCTTTTTAAAATATTTTTTTCTTCTAAATTATTCTCATTTGCTATTAAATTTTCTAATATTTTAATACCTAATAATTGATCTTCTATATTTTCACTATGCTGATAAGGCATTAATACAAAAGTTTTTTCTATCGCATTAAATTTATCTAAATGAAGATCTAGTCCCATTTCAGTGAATAATAATACTAGTTTGTCATTTTTATAGGCATCGGCTGTATGCCTATATATATGTCTAGAAAATTGATCTAAAAGAATTATCATTGCCAAATATGATTTTGGGTGACATAACCACTCATGTAGATATCCGGATTCTGCTTCTTTTAATATACTTAAAAAATTAGTTTTTATTATATTATCATATGTATTTTTACCAGAAAACCATTTTTTATAATCTAACTCATTTTCAAACCAGAAATTAATTATTTTTTCTACTTTATCATTATCTTTTGTATCAATCATGCTATTATTGGATATTTTTTTTTTAAATAAATTAGTAAATATAATTTATTTTTTCTTTAAATCCATTAAACCCCATATAAAAATTTGAATTATATATATATAATATTTAATAAATTATAATGATTATAGATAATATAATTAATGAAATTAATTGTGATAATCTAATAAGTAAAAAAATTATATTATTAGAAATTTTAATAAATAAAGCTGAATGTTATGTAGTAAAAATCCTATATAAAAATAATATTTGTATAGCAAAGATATATAATGAAACTCAACTTAATTACTATTCATATGATTTAGAAATAACAGCGTATAAAAATATAAAAAAAACATATTTACCAGAATTTATAGATTGCTTACATTGTAATAATTCTAATTATAGAGTTATAATAATATCCTATTTAGAAAATTATATAAATTTAAACGATATAATTTTTACTTCTAAAAATGAAATTAATAATATTTATATAAATTTATTGAATATAATTAAAGATTTACATCATACATGTATCCATAAAGATATAAAAAATGATAATTTAATGTATAATCAATTAACAAAAGAATTAAAAATAATTGATCTTGGAATATCTTATACTATTAATAAAACGAATGATAAATTTATATTTTATAATTCAATGGCATTTGACTGGCAATCTCCTGATTTTATTATAAATTGTTTTTATAAAATAAATAATACTTTTGAATATAATTTAGAATTAGCAAAAAAAAATGACTTGTTTTCAATAATTTGTGTTATTATAAATATTCTATATCCTAAAAAAACAAACTTTAATAAACAAGGTATATTACCAGAATATATATTCTCAATTGAATCTTATGTTGATTCAAATAGTTACTATGATAAAATTAAAGAATATCTAATTAAAAATTTTAAGTATTTAGATAATACTAATACAATTAATATTAATATTAATTATTTAATGTCTTTTTTTATAAATAATTTAGATAAAGAGTATAATTATTTATTAGAATATTTAATAAATTATAATTTATTGCAAAATTTATAAAGTTTCTTACATTCATAAGAATTTATTATTTTTTGAATATTCTTCAATATAAAGGGAATTGATAATCTTTTTACAAAATTAGAATAAATAGTCATATATTTATTCTCGATTCTATTTTTGATACTATTAATATTAATATAATAATTATTAGTAGATGCTATTTTATAAAAACATATATTGTTTTTTTTTTTTAAATATGGATTCATATCAAAAAATATTATCCAATTAAATTTTTGATATTGAGAAGGTATTAATATTTTAAAATTATTATAGTGAATATCTATATTAAAATTAGTTATAAAATTAGGTAATATATAGTTTAAAACTATATCTTCTGGAATTTTATGTAATAAACAATCAGGTTGTTTCATACACCATAAAATAAAAATAATTAAATTATCATATTTTTTATTAATAGGTAATACTTTATAACCTAATTGTTGTAAAGATATAATATCTTTTTTAATCAAATCTTCCATTATAATATAATAAATAAATTATCTACAATAAAATTTTTTTAATTCTCCATTTTTGAAATAATCTAGATAACAATTATGAATAAAATTTAATTCATAAATTTTATTATTTAATAAATCTACTATTTCATTATCATTATTAATCTGAAATTCTAATTCCTCATAATTTAAACTAGCATTAATTAAATTATTTAATGTTTTTAGAGTTAAATTATTATTTAGTATTAGAATATTAATATTTTTATCTAAATTTTCAAACATATTATTATGATAGTCATTAAAAATACTACTATATTCATAAATTAAAATAGTATCTTCAATATTTGTTCTATTCAATATACTATTTATAGATAAAGTATAAAATTTAATACTGTCTAATTTTTCAATTAAAGTTAAAAGATTTTTACTCTGTAAATATTTTTTTATATTATTTTTAATGAATTTTATTATTTCTAAATCAGATCCGAATTTATCTAATAATATAATTTCTTCATAATTATTAAATAAACCACCTAATATTTTAAATTTTCTTGTATTAAACATAATTAATATATTTATAAAATTAAATCTAAAGAATATGATTTATTAAATGGGTAAAATTTGATTCAAATTTTTTATGGGCTGTCCATTAACCCACTCACCATTAAATGTTGAACCATTCGTAAAATAAACTGTTCCATCGCCATGACACTCTCCATTTTTATATTCACCTTCATGAATTTCACCATTATTAAAAATTGTTTTACCATAGCCATGTTGTTTGTTCTTGTACCATATTCCTTCATAAATATCTCCATTTTTATAATACATTATTCCAAAATTATCCTTTTCTTCATTTTTCCATTGTCCATGATAAAAACTATCATCGGAATAGTACATTTCTCCATAACCATAAAATTTTCCATTAATAAAAGCTCCATTATAGTTAGAACCATTACCCATTGATAATTCACCTTCGCTATGTACGTTATTAAAATAATTTCCTACAAATCTTGTTCCGTCATTAAAATAAAACCTTCCCCACCCATTTAACTCATCATTTATCCAATTTCCAAAATGTACATCTTTATTAGGATAAATTGATAAACCGATTCCAGCTCTCTTTCCATCTGATGAAATATCACCGATATAAATACCCCCATTATTTTCTATAATAAGAACATTTCTATTATCAATCTCATTAGTATTAATATTTAATTCATGTTTCCATATATTGAATTCTTTTTCAAAGAATTCCCTTGAAACACCTGATCCTTCAATATCTAATATCATTTAATAAACATGAATTTTCATTAAATTTAATCAAATTTATTTAAATTTGATTAAATTATATCTAAATTATTGATAATATTAAATTAAAATTATGAATTCTTATAATTATCGATATGCAATAACATTTGGTGAAGTTGCTATACTACATGTGGGAGGAATGGAAATAGGAAATAAGATAGAAAAAGGTTATACAGTTGATGAACTTAAGAATTTAGAAAATATTTTAGGAAATAATGCTGAATATATATCTTTAACTGATAAATTACCAGAAAATTTAAGAAAAGATAACGATGCAGGTGTTTTAGTAATAAGAAGTAATGGTAATTCAGAAAATCTTATTCCAGTTAGTAAAGAACTTGCTGATTATTTATATGAAGAACAAATGAAATTAAATTATGATGACAAATATTATGATAAGAGACGTCAAAAAGTTTTAAACAAAAGAGCTAGAAAAAATATAGTATTTGGTAATAAAAAAATAGTACATTCAGAAGATTATAAACAACCTACTGTAGAATCATTTTATAATTTATATTATTTGGATCAAATTAGAAAATCTTTACCAAACTTTTTAGGAGATAAAGCAAAAGACTTGAATGGTGAGGGAAATTGGTATTATCATGATAAATCAGGAATAGGATTTCATGGAGATAGTGAAAGAAAAATAGTAATTTGTTTATCACTAGGAAAAAGTTCAAATTTAAGATTTCAATGGAGATTACCAATGACATCAGAACATCATCACGAACCTATAGATATTGCTGTTAATCATGGCGATATTTATATCATGTCAGAGAAAGCTACAGGACATGATTGGAGATTAAGAAGTAAAGTACGTGTAGTTCATGCATCTGGACACTACAATTATATAAATAAATAATTATATTTATATTTATATTTATATTTATATTTATATATATATGGATATTCATTTTAAAGAAAGTTTTAGAATCGAAAATTATAATGCTGAATTAATTTTTTTTGACAAAAAAAATAGTAAGGAATGGGATAGTTACTATGTTAATCTCATAAATACTGCACCTACATTAACATCTATGAAATATAATATTAGATGGATATTAGAAATACATGACAAAGAAAATAATAGTAAAAATGAGTATAAAGTTAAAAAAAGTGGTTTAAATATACAATATTTTAAAAATAAAGAAGAGATTGATAGAATAAATCCTATAAAATTTTTACATTATAGAAAAAATTTGTTAACAAATCTTTCTATAAAAGAGTTATTAATAAATAATGACTTATCTGATGAAACTATAATGACAAATGAATTATTTGACAAATTAATTTTAAATAATAATTATAAATTTATTCCTATTTATACAGAAGTTGAAGAAATTATATGGGAAATTGATTATATGACAAACAATAATCATGATTATTTTATGATATGTGTCATTAATGATAAGATTGTTGGTAGAGTAACTTGTAATATTTTAGATGATAATAAAAAAATAAGAGAATATATGGGAAAAGATACTATGTATCTAAATATGAATTTGTATATAGCTAATGTAGATGTTCATCCTGATTTTCAAGGAAAAGGATTATGTCGTCCAATATTAAGTTTTATGATAAAGCATTTGCGTAGAATGGATTATGAAATGCTATATATAAGTAATGAGTCGGAAACTTATGGAGGTATCCCTGCGTGTATTTGTTATTATAAATCTGGTATAGAAAATAATTATAAAATGAAGTATGCAGTTAAAGGTTTAGATATATCTAATAAAAATGTAGTGAATTTTAAGCCAATGAATACTAATTCTTGCATAGAAGATATTCCTCATCCTTCTACGTTATATTATATATCAGATAAAATAGGAAAAAGAGGTAAAGAAAAATTTAGAAAATTTATTAATAAAAAATGATAATTTATTGAATAGTAATTATAACTTAAAAAAAAGTTATTATAATATTTAATATGCAATGCTTAATATGTACTGAAGATATATTAAAAAATAATATTTTCGTAGGTTTATCATGTAAATGTCCTTATTTATATCATGATAAATGTATAAATAAATGGTTAGGTTTAAATAATTCATGTCCTAATTGTAGATATAAATGGAAAAAAAATCCATTTGAGAATTATAATACCAAAGATTTATTAAATTTATTAGAAAAAAGATTGTTTGAAGATTCTATAAATATGGTATCACCATTAATAAATTATTATATAAATACTTAAATATATTATATAATAACTAACTTATAATTATATATAATATTATATAATATAATATTATATATAATATAATATAATGTTTAGTTATAAATATATAATAGATCCAAAAACCAAAATAAAAGTAACAATATCATCAAAAAGAGGAAAAAAAATTTTATTAAATTATCTAAATCAAATAGGTTCAGGTAGTTTAACTATATTTGATGAATCTAATTTATTACATCCCGATAATATTAAAATGGCTAGATTATATAAAACAACCGATGAAAAACAAGAGTTATTAAATAATTTATTAGAGAGAACTGATGAAACAAAATTTGCTCTACCAATATATATGTCATTGCATGGTGATAATTTAAAATTTAAAAAAGATATTGATTTAGAAAGAAATTTAGAAAGATTAGTGTTTAGAGTACCAGATAATTTATTTGTAATACATTTTTTTATAGAGGGTTTAAGCGGTTCCTCTTGGCCACATCAAGAGGCACATATTAGAAAAAAATTAAGTAACTCAAAATGGATTTGGCATTTAGAAAATGTTGGAAAAGAAAATTTATTATTAAGAAACAATGAACATTTATATTTACCAGGACAACCTATATATAATCAATTTCTACAATGGGATTGGGGAAGAGATGTAGATCAAAAAACTACTCAATTTGATATTTATGAATTAGATCCAGAAAATATTTTAAAAAAATTTGAAGAAATAGATAATGATCTTGAATCACTATCAGGATTTAAACCAGGCGGTGATAAGATTAGTTATGCTCAAAAAATGGCATGGGAGAAAGAATTAAGAGGAGGAGAAGATAGTTTTGAAGGCAGGAATTCAACATTAAGAGATGAATTATCATATATATCACAAAAAACTCCAGATCAATATAGAATGGTATACATATTCAATTGTGATCCAAGAGATATGGAACAGGCTTTACATCATCCTACATATTTTCAAGGAATGATATTAAGAAAGGAAGTAACTAAAAATTTTGGAAGAGATAATTTCGATAAATTTTTAAGATTTAATGAAAAAAAACTTTTAAGATCTAGCGAAAATGCTGTTTTAGTAAGAGAATCCTCATCTACTTTAAGTCATAGAGTACCATTTGTGATTTCTGAAGATACTGAATTAGAAACTAGTAAAAACAATAAAATTTTTAAATATATTAGTGAAAATCCAATTGAAACAAAAGATGATTTGAAACTATTTTATATTTTTTACGCTTCTATAGTAGGTATTCACGTATTTAAGGAAAGATTAAAAACTTTAACAGATACAAATGGATATAGTATTCTAGATAAATTAGATATTGATTGGAGCTATAATATAGAAAATATATGTGAACCATTAGCAAATTATATTTGGAAAAATAAAGAAAAAAGTAATTTAGGAATTTTTAAATAAAATAAAAAAGTAATATAATAAATTTTTTTTTTATTTTTAAAAAAAGATAAAATTATTTATCTGTTAATAAAATTTTATATACAACATGTTAGATGGATTTATCATATCATTATTAGGATGTGGATTTTTTGCATCATTTATAGGATTGTATTTATCATTAAAAAATATAAAAAAAAAAAATTATATAAAAATATATAATATACTTGAAGATTCAAAAAAATCTTTTAGAAAAAATCATTATAAAATAGGAATAAAACGACTAGGTACCACATTAAAATATTTAACATAATTTTATTTTCATTTAAAGAATTTTATTAAATATACTATTTCCAATAGTATTAGATCCAAATTCAGCTCCATATTTATTAGTATTATAATCAAATTTAAGATTAAGATTTTGTTTAGATGGTTTCATTATAGGTAAACCTTTATTTGCACGGACTAAATCATTTTTTTTTTCTAAATATCTATCAATTATTGTATAATTAGGGGTATAATTATATATTATATCTCTTCCAAATTCTAATGGTTTACTAATTGGATTCCATAATGCCTCGGCTTGTCTACCTGCCCATATTCCTGGTTCTTTGACAATATCTATAGTTCCTACAATATTTCCTACTCCACCTACAACACCTCCTACACCTTTACCTAGACCACCTACAACATTTCCTACACCTTTACCTACACCACCTACTACATTTCCTAATCCTCTACCAATTTTAGAAAATATATAAAATTCTTCAATTTTATCATGTTTATTGAAAATAGAAATAATGATAATAAGAAAAAATACAACTATAATAAATTTAGTATTCATATTATAATACTATAAGAAAAAATCATATGTATTATAATAATAAAAAATTGATTAATATTAATTACAATTAATATAAAAAAAAAAATGAGTAAGGAAGATATATTTGGAGATATTTGTCAAAGAATGGATTCTTCTGATATAGAAGATATATTTAGAGATAATATTAGAAATAAATACAATGACACTGAATTGAATGTTTTAAAAAATTTAATTATAAACTTGAGTAAATTGAATTTATTAAATAGAGATATGTATGATAAACATTTTAGAAAGGAATTAATAAATATAAAGGGATTTATGAAAAAAGTACCATCAAAAGTAGATATAAATATAATCTATAAGAAATTAATAAATGCCAATTTATTGGAAAGAAATAAAATTCTTGAAATTTATATCAAAAGAAAGTTTGGAAGAAGTGGTTCCGGAGAGCTTCCAGTGACAGTATTTACAAGTCCTTCAAATTTTGATTGTCCAGAAGATTGTTTTTATTGTCCAGATGAAAAAGAAGAAAAAGAAATAATTGATCCAAAGACTGGTAAAGTTATAGTTAAAAAGGTTAGAATTCAACCCAGATCCTATTTAAGTACAGAGCCAGGATGCATGCGAGCAGCTAAAGATAAATTTCATCCGATTATTCAAACATTTGATAGAATTCATGCTTTAGAATTAATGGGTCATGAAACAGATAAAATTAGATTTATTATATTAGGAGGAACTTATTGTTATTATCCAATTGAATATCGAATATGGTTTATAACTTCATTATATTATGCTTGTAACACCTATTATAACTGGAAAAATAATAGAGAAATGAAAACATTAGAAGAAGAAATGGTAATAAATAGAGATTCCTTAGTCAGAGTAAGTGGTATAACAATTGAGACACGTCCAGATAGATGTACATTAGAAGATTGTGCTCATTTTATGAATTGTGGAATTACAACAATTCAAGTAGGTATACAACAATTGGACAATAAGATTTTAAAAGGAATAAATAGAAGATGTACAGTAGATCAAATAATTGAGGGAACAAAAAGAATATTAGATTGTGGTTTAAAATTAGATACACATTATATGTTTGATTTACCCGGACCAGGTAAATTATGTAGATTATCACCAAAAGAAGACAAAATTATGATTGATAAAATAACATCAGATCCTAATTTTGCCGTTGCCGATCAATGGAAATTATATCCAACAGCAACAACACCCCATACACGAATTCTAACTTGGTATCTAAATATGATAAATTTTATTAAAGAATTGAAATATAAATTTAATGCGATTATTATTCAAAACTGGTATAGAAAATTAAAGAAAATAAAGTGGAATGGTTTAGAAAATGTAATAGATTTGTCAAAAAAAAAATATTTACCTTATTCTGAAATAGACAATGGTTCATATTTAATTGATACTATTGTTTATGCTAAACAGAAGGTTCATAAAGATACAAGATTAAATAGAATTATAAGAGATATTCCTGAAAAAAGTATTGTTGGTGGAAATAAAATTTCAAATTTGAGACAACATGTTTTAGAAAAAATTGAAAATGAAGGTTTAAATCCTTGTCCTTGTATTAGATGTAGAGAAATTCAAGGAGGAACTTTTAATATTAAGGATATAAGAATAGATATTTATAAAAGGATTAAATCAGGTTCTGAAGATTATTTCATATCATTTGAAGATAGTAATAAGAAAATTTATGGTCTTGCTAGATTACGACTATTAAATAATACTTCTGATTGTCTTCCAATGCTAAAAAATTCCGCTATTATTAGAGAACTTCATGTTTATGGTTCTACAGTTAAAACAAATAATAAAGATAATCATAAGCCACAACATAGTGGTTTAGGTAAATCATTAATTAAAAAATGTGAAGATATAGCACGAAATAAAGGATATAAAAAAATATTTATTACTTCGGGAGAAGGTGTTATAAGATATTATGAAAAGAAATTGAACTATGAATTAGTATATGATGACTATAATAAAGTAAAATATCATTATGTTCAAAAGTCTTTAAGAAATAATTTCATACCTTTTTGTTCGGATGAAATTAATATTTATAAAAATAATGGCATTTTACTATATAGTATAAAAAATGATTTTTTAATATTAATATTTATATTTGTATGTTTGTTACTCTTTTTAATTATTAATTAAAATTAATTTGGTTTTTATTTAAAAAAAAAACAATATAAATTATTATTTAACAAAATGTTATTTAATCGAAATACAGGTAATAATCATAGTATTAATTATAATTATATTAATCAGAAAATAAAAATTTTAGAAATGAAACCTACTGAATATATTGTAAATTGTATTAATGGTCATCCTTTGAATAAATATGTTACAAAAGGAGGTACATGTAATTATTGTAAAAAAATTTTATTTAGTGGAAATATAGTAATGGATTGTCGAAAATGTAATTATTGGATATGTTTGAAATGTGCTAACAATATTGATAAAAATAGTAATAAAGATTTAGAAGATTTGATAAATGATGATTAATTATTTAATTAATACTACAATTTATAGGAATTAAATTGATATTTTCTTTTTTATTGTCTATGTTATTTCTATTAGATTGAGTTTCAACATAATCATCTATTATAAAGGATTTTTTATTACATACAACTTTTTTATTATTTTCTATATTAAATTTTTCTAGTATTTTTATTATTTCATCATTACTACTATTTTCTGGTAAAAACATTGTATTTTTCATAAAATGTATTAAATAATCTAATTTTGATTCATTTAAAAGATCTAAAAATAATTCTTTATAATTTGTATTTGGATTCTTATCAATAGAAATATTAGTAAATAAACAATAATAATCATAGTAATATTTATTTTTTGGTTCTAGATAATCAATCTCAGATATTAAATATAAAATTAAATTTTCTTTTGATATAGAATTACCCTCCATATATAAATATTTTATATATATATATATTTTAAGTAATTATCAATTTTACTAATATATAGAAATTTAAATACAAATATTTATCTTATTAATATTATAATTATATTATATAATGAGTAGTAAAAAAATAATAGAAGATACTATTTGTGATAATGTTTGTATGTTAGAAATTAATTATATAAATCAAACAGATTTTAATAATTATGTAAATGAAAATAATACACCATATATTATAGATAAATCCGGATATTATAAATTGACAGAAAATATAGAAACCAAATTTTTTCCAAATATACTAGATTCTTTAAAATTAAGTTCTAGTAATCCAAATCCTTTTGGACATCCAGCTGCTTTTATAATCTCAGCCAAATATGTAATATTTGATTTAAATGGATTTGCTATTTATCAATCTCCACAAGATTATTGCGTTCAACGTTTTTTTGCCTTAATTCAATTAAATTTAATGCCATTTAATGTAGGTGTAGGACCAATTACACCAGAAACTAGAACTAATCAAACTACTGCTGAATATTGTATAATAAAAAATGGAGTTTTAGGTTTATCTGCTCATCAATCTATAATGGGTAATAATAATAAAAATATTATTATTGAAAAAATAAATTGTGAAGATTTCGAAGTAAGTGGTATAACTTTAAATAATGTAGAAAATATTTATATTGAAAATTCAATTATAGGTAAATCCGCTGGTGCTTTCCATGGAAGAGTCGTACCACTATCTCCTACATTTGCCGGTTTAACTTTTAGTCATAAATTATTACGTTCTATAATAAATAATGAAAATACTACATCAACTAAAAAGACTATGGCAGAGAATATGCAGAAAGATATAGAAGTTTTCTTACTACCTATATTTAATATAATATATACTAATACATCTCTTACAAATATATTTGCTGAAATAAACAGTTTTACTAGTACAAATTTAGATTTTAGAATATTATTTAATAAAAGTGGTAAATCACCATGTAATATGCACGGAATTAAAATTACTGGACCTAATCCATCAATTGGTGCTTTTCATGCAAGTATTGATGATTCTAGTACGGGACATTCTGAAAATATTAATTTAAATAATATTCATATTAGGGATATAGAGGGTTGTGTTGATGAAGAAATATTATGTACATCGAATGGTAAAGTAATGCATATTTGTGCTGGATTAAAAGCAGCATATTCTTTGATACAAAATAATGTTATAAAAAAATTAATTAATACAATATACGATCTTGTAAAAGATGATGAAAATCTTTTAGCAATGATCAAAACTAACATTACAAAAGATAGTTTAGATTTTATAAATCACGGATTAAATCCAACATATTCATGTGGATTTGTAAGAGGTATGGATATAATGGCTCATATTAATAAAGGTATTCATGGATTAAGATTAGGTAGTTGTAAAACAGTAAATTTAAATAATGTTAAAATTAAAAACATAAAAAATGTAGGTAATATTATTACAGAACCTATTTTAGAAGAAATTAAGTTAAAATTTGAAGGTATTAATGAAATTACAACTGCGGATACTTCCCTGTTCAATAATACAGTTCGTGTTGGATCATCTAGTATTGGAACAATATTATCCGGTTGTAAGTTTGTCATATATGATACAGTGGATATTTCTAACATATATGCTCCTAAAGGTATCGCTATGGGAGCAGTTATTAATAATGAATGTTCCTCTATAAATATAAATAATACTTCTATTTATAAACTTACTTCTATGAATTGCTGTATTGAATCCTCAACACTAATTATTGATCATAAAGCAAAAGATGTTACTCTTAATAATACTTCTATTCAATAAAAATAAAAATGTTTATAAATAAATTTGATATAATAACAAAAAATATATCAATTTTATATTATTGAAAATGAATAATAACCAACATTTCGCAATGATATTAACTAATAATAGTTATAGATTAATTAATTTAGGCCTAGATACAAATAATAACAGAATTACTAGTGTTTATTACGATACTTTACCTAATCCTCTTATTGATTTACCAAATCATGTAGATTTAACAAATACTACTAGTATAAATATTAATTCTACACAATCATCTACAATTATTCCACCTATTAATAATACTACATATACTAATTATTGGAATAATTATTTTGATAATAATAGATCTGAATCTATTGATGAAATATTTAATCTTATAAATAGCTGGGTAAATTCAATTTCTACTGTTAATGATATTCACGTACAATATTTGGAAGAATCACAACCTATTCAAAATAATATGTCACACGAAATGTTTTCAAAAATGATTAAAAATGTTAATTATTCAACTGATAATGAACAAAAACAATGTCCTATTTGTACTCTAGATTTTGAAAAAAATGAAGAAATTAAATCTACACCATGTAATCATCTATTTCATGAAAATTGTATAAAAGAATGGCTTACTCAAAAATGTACACATCCTTTATGTCCTGTATGCAGACATGATTGTAGAAAAGTATTTATTGATAATACTTCAAAAAAAGAAAACGGAAATAGAAAAAAATGCATAATTAGCTGAAAAAAAAAAAAAAATTTATATGTATAATAAATATAGTAATGTATTTAGTTCATACTGAAAATATAGGAAATTATATACATAACGTTATAATTGGCATATGCCTAAACATTAACGAGGTTACTGAAATTATATGGAATTATTCCAGATTTATTTTTCATACAACGGGAGAATCGTTTAAAGCTAACAATGAACTAATTAAAATTTCTAAAATATCACCGGATCAATACAATATGTTAAATAATATTTATAAAAAATATGAAGATGAAATATTAGACATAATGGAAGTATTTAAAAATTGGAAAGATGAATCGTGTAATGTTTATTTTTGGTATGGAATTTATGATTCTGAATATGAAAAAGATATTTTATTTTCATATGAGGATTGTAAACTAATAACTAATATTATCAAAAATACACAATTAATTAAATAGACCAATAATTATGTAAAATATGTTTCTGATGGTTGATATATTACATTATTATTTTTTCTAATATCGGATCGACAATAGGGACAAGTTACTTGATGACATTTACTTGTAAACCACGTTTTAGCACAATCATAATGAAAAATATGTTTACATTTCAGAACTGTAGTTTTTTGATTATAATCTATTGTATCTAGACAGATCGAACACATATTGTCTGTAGAATTTAAATTTTCTAATAATTTATTGCTCATTTTTTCATTATTAACTATTAGATTAAATTCTGTTTCTGTTAATCTTATAATATCTTCTTCCCAATAATTATCAGGGATATTAATAATCGTTTCATAAACAACCCATATTGTTTGATAAACAATATCTTTTACATGAATTTGAAAATTTAAAGGAATTGAATATACGAAGTATAAATCTTCTAAAAAACTTTCAGCGTTGCGTTGGAATTCATCAAACAAAATAGTATTTATTGGTAAATTTTCATTGGATATTTCTTCATTATTTATAATATTCTCATTATCGTTATTTATAATATTCTCATCATCATTATTTATAATATTCTCATCATCGTTATTTATAATATTATCATTATTTATAATATTCTCATCATCATTATTTATAATATTATCATTTCTATTAGAATTATATATATGGGAATGAGTATTTTGTCTATAAGATATTGAATTTATTGGAATATAATTTTCATTAATAGATCTATTTATTAAAGACTTTAAATAATTATCATATAAATAATTATTATTTTCATTTAAACTAGAATAATTTTCACGTAAATTATCATTAATGAATGGATTATTGATATCTAATCCAAAAGAATGACTATATCCGCTTGGTGATAAAATTCTATAACAAATAAAATCAATATTATTATTATTGGATTCTGTGTAACAAATTTCAAATTTAAAATCATAAAATGTAACTTCACTTAAATAAGATATTGGCAAAATATCAGGGGACATCTTTATTATATTTATTAAAAATATAAAATTAATCAAATTTTTAATAATCATACAGTTAAATTTGCACAATGAATAGTAGCGAGTGTTTTTATCATTTCATTTCTTTTGATTAGAGATGATTTATTTTGATTTAAAATATCAGCAGAAGTACATGGCTTACATTCAATATCTTTTTCTATATTATATATCCATTCACAACTAAGTAAACATTCACATACATTTAAATTTTTTTCACGTATAATTCGTAACAAATCTATTGTAGGATTTTGTTCTTGAATTGTTTGAGCAAATTCAATTATTAGATCAATATTATTTTTGTATTTAATTGGAGTGAGTATCCATTCAATGGATGTTGAAGCAATATTAGTTATTTCTTTTAATAATCTAACGAATATTCCTATATACATGCATGTTTTTAAGTTAATATCAAATATACATCGTACGTCCATGATATTTATGATAGTCATTCCAAATATAATCGCACCAGTACAAAATTGAATAAATCCCATTAAAATTTCAAAACCTACGAGAATAATATCAGGTATTTTTAAGAATCCAATTTTTACATTATTACGAATTGTATTTCTTTTTTTTATATCAATACATACATCTGATTTTAAATGAAGTTGTGAGCACATTTGTAATTGGAGAATGAGTGATCTTTCATAGCGAGGAGGCATTTTAGTAACTAAAGCACACCATTGTCTATCTAATATTGTAATAGGTATCATTAATGTAGATATTATAATTGTAATATACCAAAAACCTAGATACGATACTATAATTTGAAAAATTGTTGTGATCATAGTTAACAAGCAGTAAATCGCTCTTCTTTTTAAAAAAAATAATACTGATGTTTGATTTAGTTTTGATTGATATATATTTTCATATAGAACAATTGTGTCGTTACCAACATTATCTAATAATTTATTTTCAATACCATTCCATCCTAAAAAAATATAACCAAATTTTTCGTTGATAAATACAGCTAATAGTTTTTTTATACGCATAAAAGATACACTAAATATTTTCTTCCATATTAATTTTGGATTATATGCTTCATATATAATTTTTTTTGTATCTAATATAATAACTTCTAACATAAATTCTATACATATATATTTATAATTTGTGATATATTTAAATAATTAATTGTATTAAGTAAATGATATTAAAGATAAATATTTACTAAATACAATATCTATACATTATAGGCGACCGGTACTTTCGCTATATCGCTATATGATGGATATTGAAATCCCAATACTGGGTTCGTTACATACCATTTATTATCTTGTAGTTTTTTCCAAGATATATCGCAATGCTCCTCGTGCTCGAGTGGTACCTCTTTGTCTTTAACCTTATTATTTACTTCTTCCCATAGTGATAAGAGAGTTGGAATGTATTCTTTTTTTATAAGGTATCCTGAAGTAGTCTGACTATCATCCACCTTATTTATAAAGTCATATTGTGTTGAGGAACTAGATCCATTTATTGCAAAAAGTATTACATTCCATTCAATATTTGATTCAAGAATTTTTTTAATAATTAATGCTGGATCATCCAAATTACTTCTAAATGTAAAATCATCTTCTAGTATTAGAGTAGCAAAATTATTATCATCTTCTAAAGCCATCTTTAATGCTTTTATGTGTGATTGACTACATCCAATTGCTCCTATTTTGTTATAAATAGCAGGTACTCTAATTATATTCTTATTACTAAAATTTAATTTTTTAATTTCACTCAATAAATGCTCATTTCTATCTTTTCTACTATCTAAGTTAATATAATAAATATTAAAAGGGCAAGAATTATCATCTTTTAATTCAAATCTCTCTTTTTCATTTATTACTAAATTTAAACCAATTAAAATTATTGAAACTGTTATAAAATTAATTATAAATTTAATTCTTTTATCTATAAACAAATTAATTATTATAATAAAAATTAATATAATTAAATATCTTAGATTTTTTTTTATTAAATAATATTTATTCATAATTTATATAAATATTATTTTATATATTTATATTTGGAGGTAAATTATTCTCCATAAGGTTCAATATTATGGAGTTTCATATTATCTCCATCACTATAATAAAGATATTGGACAGATAAATTGTAATTTTTCAAGTTTTCTATTTTTTCATAAAATTTTATCCATTTTACGAGTTCATTTTCTCTTTTTTCTGCGGAGTTTTATGTTTTACCCCATCAATTTGATAATTGTCTGGATTATATCTTAAAAATAAAATAGGAATTTCACCATCATCCATATAAATGTTAATCTAGTCTGCTTTACAAATAGTATAATTTTTATCTATATTATGAAATATTACAATTTTATTTTTAAATTATTTCCCACTGCCAACTTTTCGATTTTTCATCATATATCCATAATTCACATTTATAGCCTAATTTTTTTATCGCATATAATTTGGGATAGATATTTTTTGATATTTGTTTATAAGTCCACATTGATTTAACCTCAATACACCTATTTTGAGAAGGTATATATATATCTATATAATATCTTGATAATTTATTCCTGGATTCATTATAATACCAACATTCCGGTACTTCTTTCCTAGAAATTATGATTTCATTTTCTGATAAGTTTTCAATATTTATCAAATAATCTAAAGCAAAATTTTCATAGCCTTGAATTGTAACATCTTTTCCTGATGGAAAAACATAAATTTTTGATTTAAAACATTTAATTAATTGCTTTTCTGAAATATGCGGATTCTGCATAATATATTTTACACCATAAATTTTTTGTATTGTTTTTTTACACTTTTCTTGAATTTCCGTCGATTGTAAAGGAAATTCTACTCCATATTTATAAAAACAATTTTTTTTTATTATATCAAATAATTCATTAGTTGTTCATTTTCATTAATATGAATATAATTAATGTTATTATTATTAAGATTATTTTTAATATATTCTATATTTTCAGCTTTCTCTATTTGAATTCCAACCAGACATTGACCATAACTTCTAGAATTTTTTTTTATATATTCAAATCTAGTAATATCATCATTTGAATTTAATATATTATTAACAAATTTTCGCAATTCACCAGGTTTTTGGTTGAAATTAATTATAAAATAATGCTTTAAATTTTCATATCGCAAAGCCATCTCTTGTATCTGTGGATAACGCAAAATATCGTTATTGCCTCCCGATATTATTACTACTACGTTTTTACCAATTATTGATTCTCCATAAGATTCAACTATTTCATCTAAAGAACTAATTGCCAGAGCTCCAGCAGGTTCTACTATAATTCCATCATTTTGATATAGATCAACAATTGAATGGCATACTTTTTCATTAGAAATTAATTTAATATCATCTAAATAATTATTACAAATGTCAAATGTTATATCAGAAACCTGTGCTACACTGGCACCATCACAAAATGAATCGTAGTCCTCTAACTTAATCACCTTACCTTGCTTAATGCTCTCATGCATCGCCGCACACATAAGTGGTTCAACCCCGATTATTTTACATTCAGGGTTAACATTTTTAGAATATAAAGCTAATCCACTAGCTAATCCTCCTCCACCTAAACAAGAAACTATAAAATCAGGATTGATTAAATTATAAATTTCAACAGCAATAGTCCCTTGTCCATGTATAACATCAATATCTCCATAGGGATGGATATAAGTTGCTTTATTATCCTCACTAAATTTTTGTGAGTAATAGAATGCTTCGTCTAAATTTTTTCCTATTACATGTAATGAGCAATTTGTTCCTGAAAATTTCTTTATAGCATTTAATTTTTGTAACGGTGTACTTTCTGGAATGAATATATCAGCTTTTATGTTGCCTAATTTTTGAGCTGATAGTACGACCCCTTGAGCATGATTTCCAGCACTTGCACTACAAATCCCATTTTTTTTTTGGTCTTCATCTAGTGAATTAATTTTATTATAAGCTCCTCTAATTTTAAAGGAGCGAATTGCTTGAAGATCCTCACGTTTTAAAAAGATATTACATCCATATTTAGCAGATAATCTATTATTTTTTTCAAGTAAAGTATTCTTAATAAAATTTTTATTATTATTGTAAGCTCTTAAAATTTTGTTAACAGCAGACATTATTAGTAATAATATATATAATTTATTTATAAATATATATCAAATTATTATTATAATACTTAAAAAAAAATAATTATTTTTATATACAAACTCCATAAATATAAACTATTCAAATGCAATATCTCTATAACAACTAAACGTTTTTCCTGTCAATCTTTCATAATCATGTTTAAAATATTTTGCCCCAGATAAATTAATTCCCTCAAAACAAATTTCTTCAATACTATTATCAGGAAGTAATTCAACTGGTAACTTATACCAGCCAAAAAAAGTTATTATAGTTGGATTCATTGTTATATTACAATCAATTGTAATATATTCACTATGTAGATGAGTAATACCATCTTCTAAATCCTGTTCATGTTGGCTTATAATAGTATCGGACCACCATTGACCACCGTTTAATTGACCAAATGAAATACATTCCTTATTATAATCTGAAGATGATGGACAATGATAACAAATACTAGTAGGATTATTACCACATCCTATCAATATTTTATTTAATTTACATTCTCTTAATTGAATTGCTACTATTTTTCCATCACAATCTCTATATGCTTTGGGATAACCATCATCAATGTTTAAAAGAGATAGATCTGTTTTATGAAAATTATGCTCTTTCAAATTCAAAGGATCAGAAACCATATCATTAATAAAATTTATACCAAGAGGTTCATATTCACCTTCAATTAATTCAGGTTCTACACTACATAAAAATTCTTTTAATATTTTTTCTAACAATAAAATTTTTTTATAAGATTTAGTTGAAAAAGGCATTTATTAATTATAAATAATAATAAAATAAATCAAATTTATTCTCTATATATAATTTAATGAACTATAATTTTATTAGAGATCCTGTAACGAATATATCTTATACTACTACTACTGATAAAGGATTGAGTATATTAAAGAAATATATTAAATTTTTAAATGGATCCGGAAAAATAACATTTAGTGAAAGCCCACCAAAAATACTAAAGGATGATAAACAAAATATAGATAGAGAGTCTGGATTTACAAGAGAAGGTATGCAAAGCCTAAAAGATGTACACCCTGATAGAGACTTTGTCTGTAAAAAAGGACAAGTAGAACCCATATTATGTTCAAAACCCGAAGCTTATGAAACGAGCAGTCAAAGTAGTAGCGAAGACGATGATGTACCTTATTATGGTTCAAAAACATGGGAGTACCCTTGTTATGTAGATGAAGATAATATGTGTTATAATGAAGATGGAGATTTATCTGTAGTTTCTAGTAATAATATGATAAGAAAATTAGAATTAAGATTTAATAAAATTCGCTATGAAGCATCCGTTCGTAGAAAAAAGGAAAAAGAAAATACTTTATCAGAAAAAGATTTACCATTAAATTGGTGGAGATCAATGAAAGATTCAATTGATACAGAATTTGGTGAATCTCTTTTAGACAAATATGAATGGAGTCCACCAATTTATGAAAAAAAAGTATTACCAGTAGATCATAAAGATCAAGATGATTTTCATACGGACGGCGACTTGTTCGGAGAACCTAATCAACATTTTTTAAATCAAACTGTACGTATTCCTAATGATGAAAAAAACGGTCCTACTCCTAGAAAAGTACTTCAATTAGCATTAAATGTAGGTCAGGGAATTGAAGATAAAATAATAGAAAAAGAATGGACTATGTATGATTTTATTGAAAAAAAAATACATTTAGGAGGTAAATCAGGTGTATTATTACCGGATGAAAATGGTAATATTAATTGCATTAATTGTGAAAATTGTTATAATTGTGTCAATTGTACCAATTGTATAAACTGTATTAATTGTATTGATTGTGAAAAGTGTGTTGATTGTGATGATTGTAAAAAGTGTACTAATTGGAAAATGTTATGGATGTAAAAACTATTAATAAATTATTTAATATTTTTGTTTTTATAATAAAAATATTAAATGTTAGACTAAAAATTAAAAAGTATTTATTTATTTATTTCACCTGGATTTATTTATTTCACCTGGATTTAAATATTTTATATATAGATAATGTCCAGAATTTTTGAAAACTCCTGCTTTAGTTAGTAATTCATCTAATAAACGAATATCATTTGTTTTTTTTAAATTTATTTCAATTTTACTATTTTCTTCCTCAAATCCCCAACTTTCTTCTGTCATAACCCAAATTCCGTCATATATCTTTTTACCATAAAAGTATTCAAATATTTCTTTTATTTTTTTTTCATCTTCATATGTCCATTTTTCTTTAATAGAAAATAGATGATCAATATCATTGCTTATTTTATTAATTTCGTGTTCATTTTTCTTTAGAAAAATTAGTTTTTCTTGTAAAGTAGTTTTTTCATATTTTATATTAATCTTTATTTCATGAATATTTTCCTTATAATCCGTATATTTTTTTATAATTTTGGGTCTAAGTTTGAAAGGTATATCATTGAGTGTCTCTTTTAGAAATATATTATTTAATTTTGTTTCATCTGATTTATCGATTATATGGTAAATAGTAGTTAACATTTGTATATTTTTTTGTAATTTTTCGATATTTTCTGAAATATTTTTTGTTTGTGTTTGTGTTAAGAAAATAATTTCAAATAAATATTCATAGTCATCCTCAAAAAAATAAGGAACTGTTTTATACATTGGCTCTAATTCTAGATCATCTTTCCTTACATAATGTACTTTAGGCGAGCCTTTTGAACTATATTCTTCTAACATATATGTTAATATTTCTTCAGAATCTTTTGTTGTATCTTTAGCCACAAGTATATTAATTATTGTTCCATAGGTTCCTTTGTTAATTCCATTAATAATTCTCACATTATCACCTATCTTTATAATTTTTTCACTATTTTCAATGTCTTGAAGAAAATAAACAGTATCTGGACGATTAGAATATGTATCATAATATTCATCAACAAAAAATAAATTTATTAGGTTATTTGATAAAAATTTATCATAATTAAAAGTAATACTATCTACAGAATCTGCATGATCTTTTAAATCATTATTATCCATATTCTTAATTTCTATTTCATTTACTCCTAAAAAGGTTTCTATAAATGTTGAATCCAATGTTATTGGCGAAGTTGTCATGTCAAAAAAATAAACAAAGATAAATCCCTTAATAATTTTTAATAAATTATTAATAAAATCTGAAGAAAATCCTGTTAATTCATTTTTTCTTTCTTTAAAATCAAAAAATATCTGTGGTCTAAATACTGATATAGATTTTGTTTCTTGTAATTTAATTTTTTCTAATTTATATAGATAAAACATAATTATTAGAATTTTATCTCTATTCGATAATAAATGATGATTATTAATTTTCAAATTTAGATGACATAATACTGCAGAAATCGTACTACATATTGTAGAATATGGAAACTCATAAATTTTTTGAGAATTTTCAAAAGAATTTTCTAAAATTAAGAATTTATATGCCGATAAATAAAGTTTTTCAATAATTTCATTAGTTTTAACTTCAATTTTACTATATTTTTTTTCAATATCTAAATTATTATCTTGAATATGACAATTATGATCATTATTACATACTAATTTTTTATATTCATTACGTATATTTTCTAAAGATTTGTTTCCTAAAACAAAAATAATATCTTTCATTTCTGTTATAAATTCATTAATTAAATTACTTGGATCAGGTTTTAGATAATTCATTAATTTTATAAAAGTATATAAATCTATATTGTTAAATTGTTTTTCTATCAAAGAAAGTTCTTTTTCTTGTAAAAAAAAACTTTTATTAAATTCATAATTTTTATCTAAATCTAAAGACATTGAAAAATATAATTTTTTGTCATGAAAGTCAGGAATCGTTATATTTAATAGAGAAGGATTAGTTCTAATCCAATCAATAATTTCTATTTTAATATTATTTTTAGTAACTAAGTTTTGAGATGAAAAATCATTATATAAATCATCGAAAGATTGTAAAATTTCTTCTGTTAGTACTCCACTAAATATATATTCTGGTAATTTAAAAAAAATATCAAATAATGACTCAGTATTATAACAACATAAGTATAGTAATTTAATTCTAAAAGCTATATTTTTCAATAATCTAGTTTTATAATCAGTTATAAATAAATTTTTTAATGTAGTATTTTTTAATAATTCTTTTTTTTGTTTACTAGAAAAAAGAATTTCTCTAATCTTTTGTGTATTTTCTTTTATAATTGGTGAATGATTAGATATTTCTTCTTTTTTTTGTATAGTATCATCAATTATTCTCCAATATTCTTTTAATCTACTTATATCAACATCACTATAATTAATTGTATAGGATGCTTTTTCATTTACAAATTGTGATTTTAATAACTCCATATTCCACATTGAAGTAAAATAATCTGAACGAATATCAAAAGCTATTTTTGAATCTTTCGTTAAATTTCTAAAATTATTTAAATATTCTTCTAAAATAAATATTACTGAATTAAATATTAAAGACATTAAATTTTGTTTTTTTTCAATTTCATTAATTGTACTATTTATTTTTATCTTAATATCTTTCATCCAAGCACATATTTTCAGTTCATCTACTGGATTATATTTTAAATCATTCAAAGATACATTTTCTATATCCATCTTATAATCTTCTATACGATATGAGGCGTCTTTACGTAAAAATTCAAATATTTTATACAATAAATTTTGATTTTCTTTAAATTTTATTGAATTTAAGTCTATTTTTTCTGTTATCTTCATTTCTGTTAATAAGGAACCATCTAATTGTCTAGTCGTATTTGTTAAATTTACAATATCTAACAAATCATTATTAAATTCTATTTTATCACCGTAAATAGTTATTTCTTTTTTTAATATTTCATTTTGTTTTATTTTTTTTGCTAAAATATTATAACCATGCTTTTTTTTTTTTTGATTATTGAATATATTAAAATAAATATTTTCTATATTTTCAAAAGGATTAGCTACGTCAATTTCAGAAAATCTCTCATAACTTGCTCCTAAAGTAAATATATATAAAATAGAC